ATCTCTCCTGGCAAGCAGGCGAGCATCCTGCGTGAGGAGTTGTTCAACAGCTTGGTAGTTCATAGAACTAACTTGGTGTCGTGTGGTGTAGTGCAGGAAAGCCCTGCAGAAAACCTACCGTCCGATACGAATTCGTATCAAGACGGAAGGGTTAAGTGCAGAGATCGGTAGAATGTATATACTGATGTGTTATACAAATGTTTCCACCTGGTGCTGAGTTTCTAGCAAATTATGTAAACCAAAACATTGGTCCGTTGGGACTTGTTGGCAGAATGCCTTTAGGTCTTACGGGATCCTTGCTAGGTGTACCTGGTATTGGTCCAGGAGGCAATATTGCTCCTGGTATTAATAGACCAGAGTTGCTAGGTGGACTTGCAGGTGGATTAATTGGTGGACTCTTTGGTTAGTTCATGTACTTACTGTTGATGCAGTAGTACGTATCACCAAGGAATCCTTTGGTGTAGATCAAGTTATGTCCTGGTTGGTTGTGGCACGTTGCTTTGTAGTGTCTGTTGAGAACTTTCTGTGCTCCAACAGATAGGAGTAAGCCACAACCAACGCCGAGAACAATAGCAACACAAGAGTCAGAGAAGTAGTTACGTTGCATGAATCAGTTACCTTGCTTGGGTTGGATGACGAATGCCATATCGTTCGGCATGATGAGTGCCGCTGCCCGAGTCCGATACTCGTTCAGCTTTCCAACCATGCCTGCCTTGGTAGGTACCTTGGCATTCTCAACTGCTGCTGCAGTTGCCAGCAGGAATTGTGCAGTGTTCTTGCGAATGTTAAGTGAGGTCATGATGTCGTATGGAATGGAGGCAGGATATAGAGTCCTGCAGAAAAGGGCCGTAGCCCCTTAGTGCAAGAGTCACATAAGCTGACGCTTACGTTCTTGTTCCATGTCGATGCCGTAATGATAGAAATCTTCCATTTCCATCAGCATCTCTTTCATGGAACTAGGGATACCATCCATGAGAGTACGTACGTCACGCTCCAACCATTCCTGGTATGTAGCATCGGTATCTGGGTCGAATGTATTCCATAGCTTCTCAAATCGAAGCATTGTTGATTCGCCGCCATACCATGTGACGCGATACTGAATCTCAGCGGATGGTTTGTAAACCAGTGCAGGTGTTTGCATGGTGTTGTGTTGAGTAGATGCCACGGGATTGTGGCAAGTCTGATGCCGGGAATCGAACCCGGCTACGCACCAGCTATCAGAAAGGATGGTAGTCAACTACCAGAAGATCTTGCTCCCAATCCTCAAAGGATTGGAAGTATTCAAGAGCTTCTTGCTCGGTGTCAAATACCTTCTCACATCCCTGGAAGTAAGTGTCTTCAAATGTGTAGTCAGTGTAAACAGCAAAGGGATTGCGCTTGACTTGAACGGAGTAGTACATGGTGTGTTGAGTAGATGCCACGGGATTGTGGCAAGTGCTGGACCAGGGTTTGCACCTGGTCGCTCGCTTTAACGAATCAGCTAGATCTTGTAGCCGTTGGTAATGCACCAGTCACGGTGGATTTGATCAGCCTCCTTGGGCCAGTCATGGTTAAGACATTGCTTGGTAGTTGCCTTATCAATGAAGTAACCAGCGACTGGGCCTGCAAGGATGCCAAGACCAAATGCTGTGATGATGACTGCTGCAAACGTGTGTTCAGCTTTGATCATGATGCTGTGGTGTAGACAGAGATGCCACGTGAGTGTGGCAATAACCAGAGCCAGGCATTGCACCTGGCTTGGGAGCTATAACTCACCTGGCTTGAAGCTGACGTACAAACTTACGTGCCTGATCAACTGACATCGTGGTGCTGCAGTCGTAACCCTTCTGTTGCTTTCGAACCAGCTTGGTGATACGAGCTAAGCCCACTTCCTTGTTGACCACGAAGTGATACGTCGCTTGCTTGGTTGCTACAGTGAAGTAAATGTCCATGGTTGAAGTGAAGTGAAGTTGACGTAAAAGCTACGTTTAACGTCCAGCTTGACGTATATAAATCCCGAGTTAAAAGGTCGGAATTAAATAGAGTTAGAATTCATTACTGTCCTAATTGAAACACTAGATGTAGCGGGGGATTACCCAACCTCACGCGCGATACGAATTCGTATCAAACGCGGAATTGATAAGGAAAATAGCGAATATTGTACGGTAAATTGGTCGGGAATCTGATCATTGATGTTTTCCCGAGCTTCGCTCGGTGCTTCTCAATGCTCTTTCCCTACCCATATAATTAAGACCCCTCACACCTTTCTTTTTTTCTATACACAATTCAATTCGGTTGGGGTGTTGGAGAAGAGTCAGGTAATTTTGTACCCTATTCGCCATATATAGGGGCTCTTTTTGTAGTAATAAATACCTATTTTTGTAATTTGCACTTCATTTTTGTATGTATTTTCTCTAATTACCCCAAAAATTACAACAAAAAACCGGGGTTTTATCCCCGGTAATTAATAAAATTTTTGTTGTTTACTTAAAATGTGCTTCGTGCAGTTTTTGATGCTTTAACAGCAGCCTCATACTTCTGCCAATCGGGTTTTTGTCGTGCCAATTCACCTCTTGCGCCTTTAATGAAGGCCTTTACTTCAAAAGGTTCCTTCCCTTCTGCCATTAAATTTTCTGCTTTTGCCTTAATGGCTTCTAGGCCAATGACCCTTTGCGCCCTATCTTTTACGTCCATGGCTTAAATTTTATTTTTACCCCAACCAGGGATAAAACTTGGTCTTGCTTTAAGTCTATAACACTTATTTTTCTAAATTATTCCCTCTAAAATAAAAATATCAAGCAATATCAAACATATTTATTTCCCATGGCTCTTTCTCCCGTTGATTTTGCTGCATATAGCCGCGCCACTGGGACTCCATACCCAGAAGATCCGGAAGAAAGAGCGGAACTTGCGCCTGAAGTTGCAGAATTTAGGCGTAATCAGCTCCGTCAACCGCAAGAAAGCTCCAATTTATTAGAAACACTGGGTATTGCGGCCTTGGGACTGGGTACTTTGGTGGGTGCAGGCCTTGCTGGCCGCCGTATGTTGCGTGGCGGGGGGCAAAAACAGGCTCCGGCTGCTCCTGGTACGCAACTAACCAAAATTCCAGAGGCTGTTGTACAAAAAATCCGGCAAGAAGGTAAGCTGGCCCCTGTTGCCCCGTCAAAAGTCGCAGCAATTCCTCAATCAACCGTAGATCTGCCTGCTCCACCTGCAACATCTGTTGGTCGCAGCATTATGCCGACAACAGAAGAAGCATTGCAGCAATACATGACACGTTTAGGTAAAGAATTACCAGAACCCACTGCAGCAGAATTAAATTTCCCTGCTGCCACCAACCGTGTTTATGGTGTTGGGTATCGCGAGCGTCAAGGAGAACCAGGATATCGTTCAAATGTTCTTGCTGCCCTTGATAAAAAATATCCTCCATCTCCTGCAGTACAAGAAGCACGTCGCGCTGCCGCTACTCAATCTTTGCTTAACGCAGCAATTCCTCAAGCCACTACTGATCTTACTTCTATTCAAAATCAACTTCTAAATCAAACACGCACTCAACAAGTAAATGCGTTTGAGTCAGGTGAAGACCAAATGACAGGTCGAATGAAAACTCAACTACAACGCAATGAAGATCTGGATATGAACCAGGTTGAAATGCTTGAAAATATTGCGCAAGAAAATAATGCATTAATGCGTGAACAAGCAGATCCTTCTCAGATGATTGGCTATGTAGCAGACGAACCGATTAATCAAGTCGCAAGTCAATTACCTGATGGCCTTCCTATCGATCAAGCTGAAGGAGTTGGTTATGACCTTCGTACAGGAGAACGTTTTACTTTTGGTGGTAATCGTCCAGCTCGTACTGGTCTTGGCCCTGGCGGAACTATCGAGCTAGAAACAGGTCCTGGCGCAAATCTGGCGCAGACTTCTGCAGCGCGTTTTCTTCAGCAACGCCGTTTAAAACTGTTAAAAGATGCAGAAGCCAGTACTCCAACACGATTAGAAACTAAATTAGCCGAAGCGTTTGGACCAGAAGCTTGGCGAGAAGATCCTAAAGCCACAAGGCGCAGAAACGCTCTAAAACTTGGTGCAGCAGGAAACGAACAATTTTTTGAAAATATTAATGAGGGTACTTTTACGGTCGGTGGGGAACAGTTTCCTGTATCTCTTTTGAAAGAAGGGGTGTTTATGGAAGATACTGCCCAAGGTTTAGCGGATCGTGTTGCAAATTATAAAAATTGGCTGGGTAATATTCGGTTAGAAGAAACCAATAAACAAATTCGGTTAGGTGCTGAAATAGAAAATTTAAACGCACAAGATGCTGGTCTCATGAACAATATTTATCAACTTCAAGCAGCGCTTGAAGAGCGTCCAGCTTCTTTTAAAACCCCCCAACAACGGGATCGTTATTTACAGTTAAAACGCGACATGGAAGGTGCCCTGGAGCGTCAAGACGAACTTGATATTCAAATAAATCAAGCATTGCGTGAATTTGAATTAAGTGAACGACGGCTTGCTGGAGCGCAAAACGCAACTTTACGTAACATCCAAAAAGCTGCTGTTCCTCAAAAACTAATGAGTGGAGTTGAAGAAGGTATTGTTGTACGTCCTGTTCTTACTGCTCCTGATAACATTGCTCTTGCAGAGGGTGAACTTTCCAATTTAGAGCGCGGCCGTCCCGTTGGCGAGTTTATTTCTCAAGAACAGCTTGAAGTAGTTCCTGGCGGTTTGCTTTCCGGAGGCCGTGCAAAATCTCTTGTAAATATTGGTGGTGACCTTGGCATTGACCCTGATACAGGAGAGCGTATTCTTCTTCCCAATGTTGACGTTAATACCGGAGAAACGCTTGTTCAAAAGATGGCAGGTAAGCGTATGGGTGAAGACGTAAGCGTGCGTGGTCGAGGCGGTGTTGCTGGTTTAGATACTATGGCTTCAATTGGTATTTATGGTCCCGAACTTGCTGAATATGGTACGTCAGCAATGACTAAAGAAGGTACCTACACACAAGAGGCCATGCGTCCACCCACTGCAACGGAATCAACAGTGGCAGTTCATAGGCAACTTGGTTACGATAAAGAAGGCAATCCAAAGTATTTTTCTTATCCAAGTTCGTACGAAGATCCTCAAGCTTATAAATATACTCAACAACCGACCGCACAATCTGTAGAGTCTTTTGACGTTGCTCGTAAATTACGTCAATTACAGCAGTCAGGTCGCCCTGGGGAAGCTCAAGCATTTCTTGATAAAATAATGAAACAACGTGGAATTTCCGGTACAAGCGGAACCTTTTCTCGCATCAAATAATCATGGCTGAAGAAAAAAAGAAAAAAAACAAAAAATGGATTCAAGGAATGGAGATGAAGGAGGGTGCCTTCACTGCTAAAGCAAAACGTAAAGGAATTACTTCCGCTCAACTCCAAGAAAACGTTTTATCTGATCCAGATAAATATGACGAAAAAACCGTTAAACAAGCACGGCTTCGTCAAACGTTGGTAGGATTACATAAGAAGAAAAAGTCTAAAGGTTAATGGCTAAAGATTCACGCTTGGACCTAGGCCGTTATATTGATTACACCAAAGAACCTTTTGTAAAAAGGAAGCAGCTTAATTTTGACGAGCTGTTTCAATCGCCGGCGGCAGCAGGACAATACCCCTGGAATCCTTCACGTTTTACGCAATCTGACTTATTGCGTAAGATGATGACGCGTAAGTTGTCATTAAACCCACGTCTTAATTTTGTTGGCGAAACAGCAGAACAATACGAAGTGTTTGCTGGCATGCCAAATTTTGATCGTGTTTCTGAATACGACTTCAAAAACGGTAGGGCCTTAACTTCACAACGCCCTGAAATTCAACCTGGATTTAATGAATTGTGGCCTGAAACATATCGTCTCAGTCCAACTATTCCATCAGATAAAAAGATTAAAAATCCAATGCCACGCGCATCGGATCCTGACCCACGAGGATTCTTAATGGCAGCAGCTACACGGCAAGTAGATTCCGAGGTGGCTGGCAAGACTTCAGTATCACAACTGCTATCAAAGGATACGGGCAGCCTTGGTGCACCAGCTGGATCTTCTATTCCCAAACGGGAAGAAGAAGATAAAGCATAATAACCTCTTGTACAATTGAGTTAAGTTGAAGTCAATACAGTGAAATTAGCTGGGCTAAGAAACTTTTTCTCAGCAAATAAAGATATTGCTGCCAATGTCGGCACTGGTAGCGCACTTGCTGGTGCTTTTGGTACTCTTGCTGGAGGCCCCGGTGTTGGACTTGGCTCTGCACTGATTGATTTTGGTGTTACTTATCCATTGACTGCACTTGCTAGAAAGTTGCGGCCACCCAAAGAATCCACTACTAATTTTATTCGTACACCAGACGGTAAATACACGCCAGCTCCTGAGTATTCAAAAGCCGAAACAGTTGCAAACTTAGGTGGTTCTGTTTTATCGGCGGGCTTATCTGCAGGTTTGATGCCTGGTATGCCAGTTGAACCAACTGTCGCCTCTCAAGATCAAACGTTGTATCACGAAATGCTGCAACGTAAACAAATTAATAACTTACAAGTACCACAAGCTGTGGCTCCTGGTACTCAATTCCAGATGGCGGGTATTGAATTCTTAAATCAATACATTAATCCGTTAGCACAAACCCAATATCAACTACCTGTTCCAGCCAGGGCTCAGCAAGCACTCGATCAAACTGGCATGAGGTTGATGTAATGAGCTTTGCTTCTGATTTTATTAAAGGATTTAAAACAACAGAACAACGACAGAAGAAATACGATACCAAAAGTCTTTCTGTTGGTGATCCTGGTTTTAAAAAAGGCATTGCCCAAGAGGGCATCACGATGCGTGAGACGCCTGTTCAATTTCTTGGGGCGTATACAGCACGTGTTGTCACTGATTTAACAAACGACGGCACCCGTACTCTTTGGTGGCGCGCAAATCATCCAAATGCCATTGCAGATATGGTTGGAAGTGCCGCATTAGGAAAAGAAACAGCAGCAAAATTAGGACCGCTTAAAACTGGCTTGGTCATGACAGCTGCATTAGCGCCTGCTGCCGCAACGTCTGGTGCATATGACTTGTTAAATATTAGTGAAATGGGCAGACCAGAGGGTTTTGCTCAAACGTATGCAGCAGTTGGTTCAGAAGACCGCCGTGAAACTGAGCAACCTGTACAGGAAGCATTTGAGCGTTTCTTCCTAGGACGCACAGGCAAACCGCTTGCGTATGAAGAAGCTAAAAAAGACATTCCTGATTTAACACCAGAACGTTATGGTAATTTCCTGCGCAGTTACTATCAAGACCGTGGCTTCCTTGGTGTATTAAAAGCAACACCAGAGAACCTACAAGGTGTACCAGAAGCCCGTTTGCTTGGTTATCCGGTGACCATACCATCTGCACTTGGCGTGGCAGGTGGTGCTGCTGCATTGGGAATTGCCTCCCGTGCAAGTAAGCAACCCAAAGCAACACGTCTTGGTCTCGCTGGTCTTGCTGGTTCCCTCGGCGGTATCTTGACGGGTAATGTTATTAATGAAGTAATTGCCGCTGGTAATCGTCCTTCGTTACCAACAACAAGCGAATACGGAGTGTTGGGTACTGATAGAATCTAAAATATAAAAGCGTTTTAATAATGGCATATCCAGATCCTTGGTCTACGCCAACCCAACCATTATCTAGTCCTTTATATACCAACCCAACCGCAGGGGCAAATGCTCTTGCTGAGCAAACTCTAATTGAGCAACTTAAAAAACAAGCAGCTGCAGGTAATGAGTTTGCAAAAGCAAAACTTGCCAAGCTTGGTGAAGTTGCATCTTCTGCCGGCGAAACAGTTTTAGGTGTTGCAAAAAATATTCCTAAACGTGGCATTATTGGTGGCGGTGCTGTTCTTGCTGGCGTCCCAGCCTTGATGCAAGGTGACGTTGCAGGTGCTGCTGGTACTACGGTTGGCGGTCTTTTGGGTGGCGTCGTTGGCGCAGGTTTTGGTCCTGTTGGGGCAGCAATCGGGACAACGCTTGGTTCCATGGCTGGCGGTGCTCTTGTCGGAGGCACCAAAGCTGCACTGGAAAAAACTCCTCAAGCAGTGAGTATCCCAACTCCTTTTGGTGATCTGCCACTTAATTCTTCTGCGCAACAGCTGAAGTACATGCAGCAGCTCAGTGAGATTGGTTTAACGCAAGAACGGAATGCTCTTCAGACACGTGTTGGTGCCACAATTGATCTCACTAAGAAACTAAATGACGAGGACCTGCGTGCACGTCAAGCACAGTTCCCAATCATGCAAGCTGAACAGAATGCTGACTTGACCCGTGCCCAAGCATTGATTAACTCACAGAACAATGCCTATATGCAACAGATGGTTCTTGGAGGTGCTGTTAACTTGACTCTTGATGCACAACGCGAACGCGGTGCATTCATGCGTCAAGCAATCGCTACTAATCCATATGTAACAGCGCTTGCTGCACCAACAGTGGGGATCGGTTGATCATGGCTGGTATTTCTTCTTCGGGCATTCGTTTAGCAGGTAGTCCTGTTGGCGCTGCTTCTCCTGATCCATTTGGAACTTTAATTGCTGGTGTACCAGGCCAAATGACACCTGGTTACACAGGTGGCTTTGATTACACAACTATTTCTGGTATTGAAGCAAAAGATGCTGCTCTCTTTAACTTCCTTGATAGAACTAGGGCTCTTTCACGTCAAGAGTCATTAGAAGACTGGGAGCGCGCTCGGCAAATGCGTAGCGAAGAAGGTAAAGAAGCCGCAAAGATCAAGATGTTGAGTGCATTGCCAGGACAAATTTTACAAGGCTTTGAATCCATTGCACGTTTGTCTTATCCGGCAGCTGCTATTGAAATCGCAAGAGGAACTCCTGGTCATTTGACTCAAATTTATTTGGAAAATGCTCGATCCGGCAAAAGATATATCTCATAATTTGGGGTTAGAATAATGGCATCATATGGAACACCGTTAAGCTCGATACCTAATACGAGTTACTTAAACGTCAGTAGTCCCATTTCATCCATAGGCAGTACAGGCATGGATCCTATTACAGGTGCAGCACTAATTGGTGCAGGAAGTAGTTTAGTTAGTGGTGGTATTGGTGCCAGTGGCTCTAAAAAAGCAGGAGATAAGGCGCAAGCGGCTGCTGAAGCACAGGCTGAAGCGGTTAGAAAAGCATCAGAAAATGCTCCGTTAATCGGTTTTGGAATGGAAGCTGCTGGCGACAAGTATGGTTTCACCCAGGGTGGTCCTATGAATCGAGCCAAGGCTTTTGAAGATACCAAGATGGCAGGTGCTTTGGCGTTTAGTCCTAATACCTTGGCAAAAGAACGTGTTCGCTTGTCACAAGAGCTAGCCGGAATTCGACAACAAAACTACGGAAAAGAAATGGATCCTTTCCAGAGGTTTGTTTAAACTAAAATACGTTTAACGCTTCTAATAGATAACCTCTATTTTATCCATGGCAGATAATTCTTATAGATTTTGGGATGACTCAAATAAAGAAGATGATTTATCGCAACTTAGCGAAACAGTAAGTAATTTAGATAAGTATGTTCGAGGAATGGACGCTGATATTGGTGGACCTGTTCCCAAGGACCCTTCTGATATTGCTCGGCAAGAAATTGCATTAAGTCGCAAACAAGCAGAACAAACAAAAAAAGCGTTACCTTCAATCTTTGAATCTTATCTAAATCGAATTAAAACAGGAAGTTTTTCTCCAGAAGAAGCTGCTGAATCTTTCTTTAATCTTTCACGTGCAGTTGGCGGTAAAATCCCACAAGCATACAAGCAAGCAGATATCTTACGTCAAAAACCGCTTGGTCTTGTATCAGCACAAACCTATGATCGTTATAAGCCTGCAGCTTCTTTAGCCTATGAGCAGTTACTGGGCCGTCCGCTTAGTGACCAAGAGTTTCAAAAGTACACAAGTGCAGCGCAAGGATTAGGTATTACTAAAGGTCCAGATTTTCAAGCGTTTTTAGGAGAGACTTTACTTTCTACTCCTGAATACAAGAGCCAAGCCGTTGTGTTTGATCCTAGAAAAGTAGCGGTTGGTCTTAAAGCACTGGATACAGCACGCAAAGCTCCAGGCGTCAAAGAATACGCTTCTATGCTTAACATGGCATAAAATAATAAAAAGATATTCATAGAGATGACTAAATCCAAGCAGATAACAAAAGCCATTAAGCAGGCTGGTCCTGTTATTGGTGCCAAAGAATTAAAAAAGATTGAAGAAAAGTATGGCTCTAAAGCTGTAACACAAGCTAGGGAGTATGCTAAAGAAACTCCAAACGTTAAATTTAACAAGAGAGCGCAGAAATTTTACCAAGATAGTAAAAACACATCCAATACATCAGTTCCCACGGAGACTATTTCAGGCGATCCAGTTGAAATCAAGTATCCTACGGAGACTATTTCAGGCGTTCCTGGTACAAATTTAAGTCCGCAATATATTGATGTTGTTGGTGGCAGCGGGATCCCCGCTGGCCGCTACAGCGAACAAGAATATGGCACTCTATCAGCAGGTATTTTAGCTAAATTAGCCGGTGACATTGAAATTGAGAAAGAACAAGTCAGAGGTTTATATACTACTCGTCAACAAGAGATTTCATCTGCTGCAACTAAATATGGCTATGACCGTGATCTGGAAGCCAAAAAATATATTGCCGATCAAGATCTATTAAAAAATACGCGTGTTGCAGAGATTGAAGGCCAAAAAAGAATTGATCTTCAATCTATTATTAATGCCGGATTAAAAGACATCGAAGGTATTCGTGGTCAAACTGAGCGTGATGTTGAAACACTAAGAGGTGAATTTGGTGTTAAGCAAGAGTCTGAACGACAGCGCGGACAAAAAGACATCGCACGTATTGGATCAGAAGCTGGCTTCCGTAACGCATTGATTGGCGCATTTAGTTTTTAAATCTTTTACGCTAAAATAATTTCATAACGTTATTACGTTTCGAAACATGACCTATCAAAGCACTATTGCAGGTATCAACTCTGCATTAGCTCGTGGTGAAATTGATGCGGCAACTGCTTCTGCACTAAAAAAACAAGCAGCAGAAGGTGAGTATGGTGCTAAGTCTTTTGATATCACAGAATTTGAAGATCTCCTGGGACGGCTCGAAGGTTCGAAGACGCGTCAACAACGTCAGAAGAGTGTTGAAGGTCGTCGTGACATCATGAGTCAAGGCCTGGCTTCTATGATGAGCAATTTCTGATCACAATAAAATGAACGCTGATTCTGCAGCAGCACAAGACGATTCTGGCTTACAGTCAGATCTGAATCGCTACAAACAAGCTGCAGAATTAGCCTATCGTTACGCTAAAACAAAAGCAGAAGATCAGCAGTCAAAAGAAGAGTCTCCTTTTGGGGGAGATAATAAAAAAGAGCCAACACAAAATAAAGAAACATTTTGATAATGGAAGACGATTTTCTCAGTACTGAAACAGATCCATATGGGTTTTTGTTTGACGAGGACAAAGCACGTAAAGCAGCTTCTGCTGTCAAGATCTTCCAGGATGTTTCTGTTGGCTCCAGTAAAGAAAAAATGAGGGAATCTGGTGAGCAAGAACGTGCAACCATCAGCCGAGGCGCACAAGAGCAGCGTGCAGGGGCGGAACAAGCCCAGCGGTTCGCTCAAAGCGATGAAGAACGGGATTACCGCCAGGCCCAACGCGCTTATCGATATTGAGCTTTTTGACACCTGGGTCGATAATTTAGACTCTGCGTCTCAAGAAGCTTTTGTATCTTTCTGCTCAGAAAATTATTCTGTTATTGAATGTTTTCTGTATGCCCGTTTCCTTGATTATCGCGGCAGTATTTCCGCGTGTGATCTTTGGGTAAATAAGCATTATCCCAAGCCAGATCATCGTAAGGTCTTATTGCATGAAATCGATGAGATGCAAGAGGACATTAGAAAATTGCGCGATGATGTAGAAGCAGGTATTGTCAAGCGTGACGCCGGTGTTGCTCGCATTGCTTCTATGCAAAAAGAACTCCGTGGCACAATTCAACAAATTGAGCAATACACTTCTACTAAAGATCGCAAAGGTTTATTGATGGCTGGTGCAGATCGTGCTATTCGCGAGTTGATGTTTATTTTCAAAGATGATCCTATTGAAGCGCCATTGCATGAAGCTTCGATGAGCGTATGGGCTCGTATGCAATTAGAAGAATAATCACTTTAGAATAAAACTAAATTCCACGTACAAATGGGCGCCAACGTAGATGCCGGCGAATTTGCTGGTAAGTTATCTGGAATTGTTCGAGAGATCCAGCGGAATCGTATGGGTCGTACAATTAATCAACCAACTCAAAACGTTGCTGGTTCACAAGAAGTTCAATTAGCAGGTTTCAATAAGAAAACTGTAAACCCAAACCAAAATGTCCAATAAAATGCCGCCAGAAATCCTGGCACACTTTAAGGGTAAAAAAGCAGGCGAAGATAAAACTTCTGATAAAGAAAAAAGGAAAGAAGCTTTAGAGAAAGCACGTCAATATCAAAAAAACAAAAAACAAAAATAAGTTAGTATTTAATTAACTGCTTATTTATTGTGCCTTCTTATCTTTATCTTGCGCATCGCCGTAACGCTAAAGCGGCGGCACAAAATCAACAGATCAAGAAGCCACGCAACTTAGAACTCCTTCAGAAAGCAAGAGAGGATTTTGCGTTCTTTTGTGAGTACGTTGCAGATAAACCTCCTGCCGAGCACCACAAAGACTGGCATCGGCACTTTGTAACGAACGAAGATAGTTCCTGTCTAATCAAGATTGCTGGGCCCAACATCGATCTACTTGCCCCACGTGGCTCAGCAAAAAGTACCGTCCTTGGTTTACTGACTGCCTGGGCAATTGGTATTCACACTGCTGCCAAGCTTCCGCTCCAGATCCTTTATCTTTCTTATACGGTTGATATTGCTCGTTCCAAATCGGCAACCATCAAACGAATTATCGAAAGCAAAAGATATCAAGAAGTCTTTCCAACCGTACGTCTTTTGAAGAACGTCACCAGTAATGAGTATTGGTCTATTGACCATAAATTTGCTGGCATCGACACTACAGGTGAAGAACAATTCACGCTTTGTGCTGCTGGCCTCAAAGGTTCTGTGACCTCCAAGCGTTCTCATCTTGTGATGATTGATGACGCTATTAAATCAGCCGCGGATATTGCCAACCCTGACATCCGTAAACAGATGCAGGAAAACTGGAATGCTGTGATTGCCCCCACTATGTTTGAAGGAGCACGTGCCATCTGTCTTGGTACTCGCTTCCGGCATGATGATATTCATGCAACAACTTTCAATTCACAAAATAACTGGTCACAGATTGTATTGTCAGCAATTAATTCTGATCCAAAGACAGGGGAAGAACTGTCTTATTGGCCAGAGATGTGGTCTTTGGACTATTTAAAAGAAAAGAAACGACAGGCTCCAATTGCTTTTTCTTTTCAGTACATGAATAAAATCGTCAGGCAAAACGAGTTATCGCTTGCGCCTGAATTAATTGTTAAAGCAGAAATTGCAACAGAGTTTGACACGCTTGGAATTGGAGTTGACTTATCTGCTGGAACAAAAGAAAAAAATGATTACACCGTGTTTGTTCTTGGTGGCCGCATTGAAGACAAGATTCATATTATTGACTACCGACGCATGCGTGTCATGGGTAATCTTGAAAAACTTGATGCTCTTAAAGAGCTGATGAATGATTGGTCAATTATTGGAAAAGATCAAAACGGAAATTACTTCCCAACCTTTTCAACATGTGATGTTTGGTCAGAAGCTGTACAGTACCAAGCGTCCCTAGAGGCTGATTTTAAAAGGATTTGTTTAAATAACGAAGGTCTTTATAACATTCTTTGGCATCCTGTTAAAGGCTTCCGTGCTGATAAATTGGCTCGATTCCGTGGAATCATGGGAATGTTTGAAGACCGAAAGATTGTCTTTAATCGTTATCGCAACTTTACTGCCATGTTTGAAGAACTGACTAATTTTGGCGTGAGTGGTCATGATGACTGTGTAGATGCGTTGGTTTGGCTTGTGAATGGTTTGATGAAAAAAGGTAATTTACAACTTGATTACTGAATTTAGAATAGTAAAAAATATTTTAATCCAGTGGGTCCAGAGTATATTGCGATCGGCTTAACAGCCGTTGTATCTGCTGTTACCGGTGGCAGCTGGGTCGCCGGTAAAATCTTAGGTAGACAGAACGATCAGATCCAGCAAGCTTTTAACTACATTGGGTCCCAAAAACGTAGGATTGATGTTTTGGAAGACGATTTAAAGCGGATGCCTTTAGAGTACGTTCTTAAAGTTGACTTCTTGAGAGAAATCCAACAAATGCATGACAATTTTAATCAAATCAACAATAAACTTGATAAGCTAATGGAGAAATTGCTTGAATCAAAATGAGTTACATTCTTGAAGTCGAAGAAGATGAAAACGGAGAACTGTATATTACGTTTCCAGACGAAGTGATTGAAGAGCTTGGCTGGCAAGAGGGTGATGTTTTAAATTGGGATGTCAGGGGTGAAGGCATTGTTTTATCAAAAGTACATGACGCATCTGGGTATGAAGTAATAGAAGAGTAGAATAAATAAAAAGTAAGACAAAGATGTCCGTACGTTACTTTGGTGGATTACCGACTGGATTAGGTAATGACGCTGGCGTATTGGCTGGCAGCCCAAGTTTTCAAATTGGTCCGCGCAACCCTTTTAAAGGGATGTCGCAAGAAGAATTAAATAAACTCAAAGAATGGGACAGTCGTCCCGGCGATTTACAAAAATATTACGAGCAACAAAATCGACCAGGTCCACAGCTACCTTTTGCTGGTTTTCCAGGAGCCGTTGGGAACATGGGCGGATTGCTTGCCCAAGTCCAAAATATTGGCGCTATGCTACCGGGGTATGGGGTCCAGGCTAATGCAATGGGTCGCTTCTAAAGCTGTTAACATAAAACTAAAAGAGAGATAACTCATGTCAATGGATGCAAAGTATCGTCTTAAAGAGATGGTTGATTCCTATCTTGAAAAAGATGGGTCGATGACCGTCGATACGGGTATCATTGCATCTCATATTGCACAGATGAAACTTTTTGGCATTCGCCAAGGAGTTGAGTTTTTTCCCTCCCAAGATAACTTTGGTAATCAACGTAAAGATTTTATTGATCGTGTCCTGAAGTACAACAAGCTTGACACCAGGCTCGATTCGATTTGGGAGTATTTTCTTTGCGACGGTAAAGGCCTGTTTTACATTCGTCCTACCAAATTCAGCTATCGTCTCTACTACTTCCGTGCTCATGAGTACCGCTCGTTTTATAACGTTGATGGTGAGCTGGATGAAGTGGTAATTATCTATAGCTACAAAGTTCGTAAAGGCTTTGGTGCTACAGACGGTATTAATCTTGCCACTCTTGGAGCAGGTGGCGCAGCATTTGAACAAGGTGCTAAACGTTACATCCGACTAGCTATTAAATCAGACACTATTGAAGAAACTCATTCAGAAGGTGAACTTTCATTTGAAACAACAAATTACACCGCTTTAGGACGCACTAAAACTTTTAAAAACACTCTTGGTTTTATTCCCTGCGTAGAGATTTTTAATAATCCCAAAGGTTTCTCCAATGAAGGGGTTGGTGAATTTGATGGGATGGCAAATCATATTGTCATTCATGACGAAATGGTTCGCACCATGCGGAAGAATGTTCAGTTCTTTGGTAATCCAACTCTTCTTTCCTCAAGGCCAAAGAGTGACCTAATGGAAGCTGGTGGAGACATGTCAGTCCAACGTCCCTCTATTGCAGCAAACTCTGGTTTTACTGGTCTGGGTGCATTAAGCCAATCACGGTTTAAAGCAGATCCCATCATGCGCGGTGTGGATGGTCAACTCCGTGTTCCACGCATCATTGCAAACCTGGAACCGAACGATCGAGTTGGTTACATTGTCCCTGATGCCATCACTGGTGACCAAAACGCATTTGCCCGTCAGTATCGAGAAGAGATCCGCACAGCACTTGGTGGCGTTGATGAGCTTTCTATTTCAGCAGGTGTGACAGCAACTGAATATAAATCATTGTTTGGCCGTGTATCTGCAACATCCAAGAAAAAAGCGAATGCTATTTACACCCATGGCATTTGTCGTTGTCTTGAATTAATTGTTTATCAAGAGGAACAACTATTTAAAGATAGTTTGGCACAAGCAGCACAAATTGAAAAGCCTATTTCTCCAGTAAAAGGGGCTCCAGAAGATGAAGTTGCTGCTTATGAAGAAGCTTTAAAACAATATAATGCACAGATTAAACAACTTATGGTTGCATGTGTGGAGGCACAACAGATTCCTCCAGGCGTTCAGGGTTTAATTCCTGATGGTGACGTCACCATGCTTTGGAGATGGCTTGGACCTGTCTATGAAGATTCCACGCAGGATATCTTGAACAACTCCATTGTGGTACGCAACCTTCAGGAATTAGGTGTTGATAGCATTGAAGCACTGAAATACCTCTTTCCGTCTAAGACGGATGAGGAACGAGCCGAGATGTTATCTGGGTTCCCATTCAGGATGGTGAACGAATTGCAGGGTGCATACTCTGCATTTGCAAAACTAGTGGGGGGCATGATGCAGACTCCTCACCCGCAAGCACCGGATCTTCCGATGGCTGCGGATCCAAGATTGGATTTAACGCCATATCTGTATCGAACTTTAGAAGCCTTACAAAAGGAGATGAGTTATGCAGGACGCTACCGTCCAATCGATCCCACAGACGAGCCCCGTACCAGCGGCGGTGGCTCCGAGCAGCTACGTGGCGCCAGCACCAAGCAATTACCAAGCGGCTCCGGTGGCGTACCAAGCAGCAACCCAGGGTTACCAGGTAACGACACCTCAGCCGAATATCAGTTACCAATCCGCCCCTACTCAGTACGTCCCCCAATCCCAACCGGAAACCCCGACGGGGAATCCATGGGAGTCGGCGTTCAACAAGGTGGTGAACTTACTGAGCGCTCCAGTTCAATCCCCGTTCCAGGGGCAACCATCAGCTCCGACGACAGCGTATACCCCGGCCAATTACGGACTTCCCAGCGTCCAGCCTACGCCGAACTCGGTAGCGCAGACTTGGTCAACCAACCAGGTCTCATCGCCCAGCTCTTCCCAAACTTCCTCGAGTCCCTCCTTGGAGCAAATCGCGGATTACCTGGGTCTGAGTCAGGAAAGCCGTCAGGTGATCGACGCGTTCGGGGTGGAGGCTCCAGCCCTTCTAAACCAGTACGCACTAAACCTGGAAGGAATGCTGGATAGTGCTGTTGCCTGGGGGCATCGAGCACAAAATTTAATTCAAGGTTATGCAGTTTTTGCTACTAACGAGCATACCGAGAATCTTGCTTACAACGAGATTCTGACCAATCCAGATGTTCTGAGTGATTACACTCTGAAGTTCTTTGGTCCAGAAGGTCCATATCCTGTATATGAAAATGAGGCTCAGCTGGAGACCCGTGGTTATCCCACTGCTCCTGCTCAAGCCGCATACGGCAACTTCCCTGCACCCCCTGCAGCCGCAGCTCCCCAACAGCCTGAAAACTTCTGGGGTAGCTTCAAGCAGCAAATGGATGTAGATCCGGCACAAGCCTGGCGTCTTCTGAATCAAGCCCAGCCTCAAGTTGTTGCAAACAAACTGTTTGTAATGGAGTGATGCCATGGGAATGTTAAGTCGTGGTGCAGCATACGTTAGTGAAGCACGCGGCGCCGTTCCTCAAGGATCTAAAAGAGATCGTTTACTTGGTGCTATTGAAGGAGGTCTCAATAAAACAGACCTCCTTGCCGGCAAGTATTTAGGTAAGCTACCTAACTCTTTAAGTCCCTCTAATAGTGCCCAATATGCTCCCTTGGCATATGGGCTTATTAGTGCAGGCGGCTCTGTTGCTGGGAACCTAATGGGAGGTGAGGATAAAGATCCAGGGCGTATTCTTCTTGAAGCGGCAGGCGCCGCTACGCTTGGTGGATTGGTTGGATCGGGGATTCAATCTCGAGCAAAATCTTCTCAGCTAACCAGGGCAAACGTGCAGGACATCACAGATAAGTATGGCGAGGCTGCTCTTCCCTACATTAAACGTGGGACCGAAGCGGCTAAAGCAGGTGCAACATCTACCGCAAAAGCAGCTTTCGACAAAGCTGTCGAGTATGGAGACAAAACTCTAAAAGCACAGAAGTACGCGCAATCCAAGGTAGATGCAAACCGTTTAGCACAAGGTCTTTATATGGGCGCTCTTCCAGCTCTTGCTGGATTAGGTGGTCTTCTTGGGGGAGGCGTTTCCAACGTAGTCCAGATGACTGGAATCCCAGGATTCCAGCAAGGTATGGCCATTGATCCAGAATCCCCTGGATCCAGCAACACAGCAAGCGCTAAATACGGTGTAACTCCGTATGCATCCACGCAGTACGTGTAAGCATCTAAGTTTACTGTCTGCTAAAATTTGTGTTAGATAAGACACACGTGTCTTTATCTTTCACCCGATAAAAACACTGACACTGGAGGATACACCAAGGTGTTTATTGATAGCTAGTTCAGATCCTGGTAGGTATAGCCCTTCAAGATTTGGTAAATAGCTCCGTGATTACAGTCAAACTTTTCAGCAATCTTTCGATAAGAAAGACCGGCTTCTTTTAAAGCTTTGATCTGAGCCACGTCATCCGAAGAAAACTTTCTCAAAGACTTCTTCGGTTTTCCTTTACTGGCAAAGCCATTGTTTTTATAACAACCGCTCTTCCAGGCTCTTGTTAAATTTTCTTGTTTGGTAACGATCTCAAGATTGCCAAGTTGATTATTTCTCTTGTCATTATCTTTGTGATCAACTTGTAAGGAAAAGTTACTGGTTCCATGTGAACGCAGGTCTAATCCTAAAAAAACAACTGCCATCAAGACATGAAGATGAAAGCGTTTTCTTTTTCCATTTACAAGAACTGAAATACGGTCGTAAACACTGGTTGAACTAATAGGAATCTCTCGAAAATATTCTTGATTGTCGGGATCAAGTTGTTTTTCAAAAGCTTTTCCTTCTTCTGTCAAGTAAAGATTACCAAATCCAGGAACAAGTTTTGGATTCATTTTGTTCATAAACAAGTTTCCAAAGCATAGCATGCCTCAACTGAACGCTCAACGTTGTCACCTCACCGAGCAATCGATGAGTGCAAACCGGATGAATTCAGGGAAGCCCTAACGTAAAGACGAGGGTAATCCTGAGCCAAGCCAATCAAGCCGTGATTGGAAGGTGCAGAGACTACTGGGTGTAACACGATCTTGTTACGTAATACCAGATTTAGCGTCCGGCATCCCACAGGGATGAAGAGATAGTCCACCCCTCTAAGAAACTAGAGACCAGGAGAACGATTTTCCAAAAATCTTAGGTGCGGAACTTTACCGTCCCCACCCTGCGTATATCGCAGAAATGGCAGTCGAGCCTGTGGTCGTTCACGACTTCACTCGTCAGCCTGGTCAAACTGTTCAGTTAGATCGCTACAAGTTCTGGAGTACCCCTGGTACTAAGGACAGCCGTGAGCGTATTTCCGATCAAACTATCGGTACCGCTAACAGCCGTAACATCACCAAAGAAAAAGTCCTGGTGGTGCTTAAGGAATATACTGGTCCTGCAGATCCGGGTGATCCGACCCAACCTTCGACCTTCAAGATTGCTCGTGAGACCCTGATCACGGCCCAGCGTCTCCTGCTGGACACGGGCAACCTCAACATGTTCCACCAGTCCATCGGTAGCCTGACGCTGCTCGATGACTACCGTCGTTGGCGCGACCGCGTGTTCATTGATGAACTCGCCAAAGCCGAAGCTAATGGTGCAGCTTCTACCACCCAGGGCGGCTACTATTTCCCTGGTGGCAAGACCAAAGATTCTTCCGGTCGTATTGCCTACACCACCGCTGAGTATGCCGCTCAAGTGCAGCAGTTCCAGGTGCGTACTGACCTGCTGGAAGTGGTGAAGGATCTGCGTAAGCGCAATGTACCGACCTTTGCTGATGGTCTGTATCGCTGCATTTGCGATCCTACTTTCATGATGCACCTGCGTCGTGATCCGGACTTCCGTGAGATTGCCCGCTACGCTGGTAATCCTGGTCAAGGCATGTACATGGGCAACCCCATGATGCCTAACAACGCCAGCTTCTACATGGGTCCCCAGGCTGGTCAGGGTTACTTCCTGGCTGGTGAGCCTGTAATGCCTACTGGCGTCCAGTTTGAAGGTGTGAAGTTCTATGAGTCGACCAACTTCCCGACCAAAAACGTGAGCGCAAGCTTCACCGACACTCCTTCCTACAGCAGCCAAGAAGTTTCTCAAGGTTACTTCTTTGGTCCTCAGTCAATTGGCGTGGGTATCGGTGGTCCGAACGCTCAAGTTCTCATCAATAATAATGATGACTTCAGCCGATTCATCATCCTGATTTGGCAACTGTATGCTGGTTTTGAAATCCTTAACAAGGACTTCGTGACCACTGCATTCAGCTTCCTTGCCGATGACGGTGCTGTCTGATAATTCTTAGTTTTAAAACAACGGGAAAAATAAATGTCCTATTTATCTTCGAAAAAAATCTATCCAGGTAACTGGGTAGAAGCACTGAACGGTTGGTACAAGAATATTGATACCAACGACAACGGTACCAACGATTCGTCTAAGGGCGGCCCTACTTCAGTACTGGCCGTTCCTGGCTATCGTTACTTCCAGCAGCGTGGTTATGTGGCGGTGACCCAGACCTCTGGCGCACCCCTGGTGACCGGCAATGTGATCGTTCCTTCGCCGTATCGCCAAGACGATACGCGTCCTGACATCACCGGTATGTTGATTTCCGGTGAGGCTTCTCGTCCTGTGTACGTTTATCGTACTGCTATCTCTGTTGGTTCTGGCTGGGGTGATGGTCGTGCCGCTAGCGGTGTTTATGCTGCTACTGGCAACGTAATTTCCTTCGGTCGTGATTCCAGCGGTCCTACTGCTGCTTCCGGTGTTGGCGAAGGTCCTATTCAGGCCAACCTGACTTCCACCACTTCCGGTGACGCCGCTAACAAGATTTATTTTGCTGGTGGTAGCCAAGCCTTTGGTACCAACCCCTTTATCACCGCTACTGGCGCTGCCGGTGTGTCAGGTGGCACCCTGTACTACACCAGCACTGGTGGTACAACCCTGAAGGTGTTTGCTAAAGGTGCTGCAAATGATACCAGCACTTCTGGTGGTATTTACATCTCTGATGCAGATGCTGCCGCTGGTAGAACCGGTTATCTCTTTGTTGAGGTTTGCTACATCCAACCTGATGAAGCACCTTCTTACGAAGACATGGATGAATACCTTCCTGCTCGCACTGTTAGCTGAATAAGGTAAACTAAGACCAGATATTTACATCTGGTCTGTATGCTTTACCAGCACAAAAAAACAGGAGCCCGAGTCAAAATCGTAAGCGAATGGGATAATGGCGATTGGTTCATGGTCGAAGATCAGGACGGTCGCCTTTATACCGCTTATAAAAGTGAACTTACGCCCGATGAAGAGGCTACCAAAAAGGTAAAAACTCTTCAGGTAAAAGATAAAGCTGCGCAGGAAGAACCTCGTACCTTTCCACCAGATACCCGGTTGAATGTTAATGGCGCTACTGCGCAGATGATCGCTGATCATATTAAGGGTATCGGTTTGAAGACAGCGCGGGAGATTAAAGATCTTCAGATGTCACTATCGGGTGAAAGATTTAACAATCTTGAGCAGCTGCGACAAATCAAAAGAGTTGATTGGGATTCTGTTTTTTCAGCAGACTTGATCCGTGTTTAATTAAGGCTTCTATAATAATGCCCCTGGGAGACCAGGGGTTTTTTCGTTTTACAATAAAAATAAAACATACGATGGCCGAAAGATCGATTGTTGATATAGGTAAATACCTTCAACGTTTTGGTTTACGTGTAGGTGAAAATCCTGCCTTTGGCGGTGTTGGAGGAGGTCATTCTCCCACCGGTTATCATCCCAAAGGGTTAGCAATTGATGTTACCGACTGGCGTCCAGATGTTGCTCCCGCTTACGAAGGAGGAAAACCGATCCCCTGGAAACAACGCACAGGTGAGTTAAGTTGGCGTGCCAAACAGTTAGGAACATTCAATGAGGCGTTGGGGCCTGGAGATCCAGGGCATGATACACATGTGCACCTGGCGCTCGAAGGCAAGAAATATTTAACAGACCAGCAACTTGAATGGCTTGCCACTGGTAGATATAAAACACCAGAAGGGAAGTTAACAGATGCAATGCCAACCGCGACACAACCTGTATCTTCTGAAAACCCTGGATCTGTTAATACAGCAGCTACAAATGCATCGTTATTTGGTGCTCTTTTGAATGCACTGCAACCAAAGAAAAAAACAATCCAAGAGACATTAACAGAATCTTTATTTGCCAGTGCATTGTCTCCACAGCGCACACCTTCTATGTTGCAACAGATGATGTACTCTGGGCCAATGGATGAAATTATCTACGGATAACTAGCGTTTATAATTGATAACATAACGGAAATAGACTGTGCAGCTGTCTGATTTTGACAAAAGCAGGGTCCGGTATCACCTGGGCTACTTCACGGTTTCCGTGCCAGCGGGCGATTATGCTCGTTTGGAAGAAGCCATGAATACGGTCCCAGACTCGTATTTCTACGACAAGATCATTATTCAGATTGGTCGTTGTGATACGGCAGAGAAGAAGACCGAAGTTGCCACTTCACCTTCTACTCGCCTCGAAAGTATTGCTGGTGACGTGGATCGTACGATTCGCTCTAGCAATGCCAAAGAGGCACTCAAGGTTTGGGATGAGATTTATCTCTACGAAACCAACCGTTTAGCTGGCATCCTTTACGTTCCGAACTACAAGGATCCATTCCAGGCCAGGTATCGTTACGAACGCTCTGGTGCTGAATTTATCCAGGCATTACCTGGTCCCGCCGATGTTTCTGTGGGAACACGGATATACCTGCACGAATTATGGCGCTAATTAATCAGTGTATGTTAAAATATTGATACACGCATTAAAAGCATGGTTGCGTCAGCGCCTTTGCCTCCCCTGGAAGAGTTAAAAGAATACTATGAGTACTTGCCTGATACGGGAGAGTTGCTTTTAATTAAGTCTCGATGCAAGGCTGATAAACAAAAATTAAACAAAACAATAGGTTCTTTGGGTGGTCCAGAAAGAAGAAAAACTTGGGTTGTAAAACATAAAGGAAAAAGTTATTACATCAGCCGGATTGCGTGGCTTCTTATGACCGGCAAAGATCCAGGCTCTTCACTGGTTGAGCATAGAAATAGAAATCCAAAGGACAACCGCTGGGTAAATCTTAGATTAGCCACTGGAACTGAAAACAACTATAACAAGATCTTTGTAGGTTATTCACAAAGAAAAGATACAGGTTTATATAGAGTCAGGGTGACTCTTGATGGCAAACGCGTTACGGTTGGTAATTTTGAAACGGAAGAAGAGGCAAAAAAAGCTGCACAAGACGCTCAAAAACTTTTCTATAGGGAGTTTGCGTGTCTTGATTTAGAATGTTTTTAATTAGGTGAGCAGTTGGTTCTCGTCTTTATTTACATGAGGTTTGGAGGTAATTATGGCACAAGGTACAAGAACGGGCTCCAATCCTAATGTTGCGGATCTTTCCGGAATACTGCAACTTATTTTAGGGCGACCCGGTGGTAACGCTTCTTATGTACCTGCTGGCGGTGGCATGGGCGGTCGCCGTGGTACTTACGCTGGACGTAGTGTTCCTGCACCTGCCGGTAGCCTGCGTGATTATGGAAAAGGGTATAAAAAAGCTGAGCTTGCTGCAGGTGCTGCCGCAGAAGCCTTTCGTCCAGGTGCTGGCTTCCCTGGTCAACAAGCTGCAGCAGATCGTGCCTATCAACAGGATGTCTCTCGCATCGCTCAGTTAACTGCACAAGATCCTGAGCTTAAGCGTTACGAAGATGCTCGTCTTAAGGCGGTTGCAGCTGGTGCTACACCTGAGCAAGTGCAGTCGGCAGAAGATATCGGCATGCAGATCTGGCAACAGAAGTATGGCAATACACCCATGGGTCAACCCGGTGGTGCAGTTGGTAGGTTCAATCCTTTAATGGATCGTACTTTTGGCTATCAGTCAGGCATGTCGCCGCAAGAGATGCAGGCAATGCAAGCAACTGCAGCGCCGGTACAAGTTGCCCCTGGAGCAATTCCATATCAACAAGGTGATTTGGGAACACGAGCAACCCTTGAGACAGGATATGATCCTGCTCAATATGGTCTTTCTCCTAATTTAGTAGAAGAAATGAAAAAGCGCTTGTTACAACAAGCAGGAAAGTAAACTATCTTGGCATTGCTTAGCATGTAAGTCCAACCAGCTGGACACGAATCTTTGATTCACGGGGGCCAGTGTAGTTGCTTTAAACCGATGATCCTCTGTCCCAATCTTGTTAAACGCACCCTTGCGTACCTGGCCACGACTCTGGCACTCCAAACAGTATTCGTTCCCGGTCTCAGGGCAAGTTCAAATTGGGTAGGAGAACAAAACTAATGCAGCCATGTTATTACATCCCAACGCTCTTGTTATTGCTAGACGCCTTTTGGCTGACGGTTATACCCGTGAGCAGGCTGCAGGCATACTTGGTAACTTCCAGCTTGAATCTGGTTTTAATCCGCGCATTAATGAGGGCGGGAAAGTTGGCGCACCTTTGGGTGTTGGTGGTTATGGTGTAGGTCAATGGACTGCAGGTAGACAAAAAAACTTAATTAACTTTGCCAAGCAAAAAGGATTAGATCCAGGTTCTATTGACGCCCAGGCTGATTTTCTTATCCATGAATTAAAAGGCCCAGAGAAAAGAGCGGATGCGTCTTTGCGTGGTGCCGTTTCTCCAGAAGAAGCTGCACGTCGTTTTGTTGTTGATTATGAGCGTGCTGGTATCCCTAAAACGGAAGCCAGACAAAAAGCGGCCAGAGAAATTTATGAAAAGCTTGGTACGCTTGATCAAGCTCCTCAGCAAACAGCCTCTAAATCCCTTATTGATCCACAGGATTTACTCGCAGCTTTTGCAGGTGAACTCCTTTTGAATTCACCTTCTCTGCAAAGTCCTCTCATGCAGTTTGCAATGAAAGATATGTCGCCTGTACAGCGTGATGTCTTTTCGGCACAAACGTTAACGCCTGTATCTCCTTATCTATCAGCATTAACTAGCGCTACTCGATTGCCAGGATTATAAACTTTGTTTTGGTTTAATATGTGTACCGCCTTTTCCATCGTGTTTTTCTTTGGAAAAGGCTTTTTCTAATGGCCAGTTATTATTTAATCTTTTTTGCATTGACTGAGGGCTAATACCAACTTCTTTTGCCCAGTCTGCAATGCACATTGTTTTCCCATCAAATGTGTAAATTCTTGTAGCACGTTTTCCTCCGCGATTACGTGTCTGTTCTTTGTGAGTAGCCCAACGACAGTTTTCTTTGCAATAATTTTTATTATTATCGATTCTTTCTAATTCCATTTTGGAATCTGGTTTTTTGCCCATATCTGCCAGAAACACCGTAAAGTCTTCCCAAGAAGAATCATAGGTTATTCCACGGCCGCCGTAACGAGCATACGATTCGTGAGAGGGATTATTGCACCTACTTTTCATTGCGCACCAAGAGCTATATTCAGGGGTTTTGTTTTTGTAGCCACCATGTTTAAATGAACCACAATTTTTTGAACAAAATACATAGCCTCTTTTTTTAAGTTTTGACCTACAAATTGCACCTGCATTTCCAGTGCGTTCAAAAGTATTAAAGCAATTATGACAAACAAAAATAGTTTGGGCCATTAGAATAAAGGAAGTTTTTTGGGGACTCCCGTCAATATACCAGAGGCAGGGAGTTTAGTCTATCTTGAGCTCGACATCTACAAACAAGCAACCCCTATTGGTTGATCGCCCGTTATTTGACTCTGTTCGAGTTACAACGCAGACGGTCGGTAGCGCTACCTCTAATACCTTGTTCGTCCAGGGTGGACAAGCACCTTCCATCCTGGTTGATATGGATGCAGAGTTAGGCGACGACAATAATAATGGTGGCGTTGTTGACTCGATTACAATTGCACGTAATGACTTTTACCGCGCCCCGGATTACACAGTTAATGCGTCGACTTCTGGCACTGTTATATCTCTTGTCAGTGGTCAGATTGTGTTTGTTGCTGCCACTGGGGTCTTAGGAACCCCAGCAATGAGTGGCTACGGTTATTACACTTATACCGGTGCTACAACACTTACAGGTGTTAATACATCTTTAGTTTATTCAGGTGGTACATCTAGCGGCTTTACTTACAACGGTGTAGCTTACGGTACGCAACCTGCTGTTACCTTTGTGTTTTATCAGACGCGTGGCACGACCACACCTATTCCGGGTTCTGGTGATTACCGTATTCTTTTTGCGAAAACAGTTCCGGCCAATAGCGGTGTAGTGGACTGTTCAGATGTGATGCCCCAACTTGCAACTCCTGTTGTTCAAGCAGGGAATACTAATGGTCTTGGATCGACCGCACCGTTACGTAACAAAGGGGTTTATTTGGAACGAGGCGATCGTATTTATGTCGGCGTGTTTCCAGATGGTGCAAATATTTCCGGTTATATCCCAGGTGCACACGTTATTGCTCAGGGTGGATTCTTCTAATCATGCCAAAAAAGAGTGGTAACTCTTTTGGTGATTTTGTTCACGGAGCTAGTTTTGACCCCCGTCAAGTCAAACCAATAAGGACTGAATTTTCCAAAGGTTCAGTCCAGGGTTCTTTGTATGCTGTAAACAGAGAATCTGCATGGTCTCGCTGGAGAAGAGGTTATGAGCTTGCTACAGCAACAACATATGATAATAATTACAATTATAGGTTTCGTTACGAGATTCCTAATGCCACAACAAGTGGTAACCCCCCTCCTGTACTGGAAGGTGCTTTTGTTGGTTATCCAACAACAAGCAAAGAATTTGGGATGCACTGGGCAATATGGAGATATGCTGGCTCTGTGCGTTGCGATAAATTAACAGATCCAGTTAGTACTCAAAAACTTTTTATTGAATCAGTATCAGAAGATACGAATTATTGGTATGTAAAACTAGCTGGCTCCTGGAGTAACGCCAATCCGCTTCCTGCTCCTTTCTACATTTCTGTTCCAGGGGAACCTGATGGGTTAAAACCAGCAAATACAGAAATATTTGAAGACCGCGTTATTGTTGTAAATGGAGAGATTATTGATAAAGATACGATTGATCCTGCAACACAAAAACGTTACGGTTACGTTCAAGCCGTTGTTGTAGCAATTAATCAAGAAACCGGTATCTTAACTTTTAAAAAAGCTGGATCTGTACATGTAACTCCGGATGCTGTCTTTGTTACCCCTTCGCCTGTAGGTTTTACTCCCGGTCGCTATTTAATTACTGGTTCAAGGTATAGCTGTACTTGTCAGGATTTTACTCGACGTGATTACGCTTTTTTATCTTCCGCTAGTGAAAGTAGTAAAAAACGCTTTCCACGCTCAGGGCTCTCAAGTATTAAGCCAGGTCGTTTTGATTTAACAAAAAGAGACGGTATTCTTGACAATAGCGTGATGACAAAATCAGATCAAAATAGATCTTTAGAAGTAATTTCACCCGAAGGATTTGAACTTGATTATCAGGTCACGGATAATGCTGTGATCGAATTACGTTCAACGAGAGATAATCCAGGAGTCTACAGAGACTTTGGTGCAACATATAAGAGAAGCACATCTAACATCTCAATTGAAGGCTCTGTGCCTGAAGGCATGCCTGGTTATAACGATTACTCATCGGTCACGCAAATAACAGATAAAGATGCCGTTGAGCAGATTACAATCACAGCAGTTGATGATATATGGCAACCTTTGCTAGATGAGCTTCGATACTGTAAACATATTTATGCTCTTAAATTTGAGGATCAAGTTTTTCCTCCAGAACCTTCTGATTTTCCAGTAGGTATTGGAAGCATGGCTGCATGGGAGCAAAACCTTGTTGCTAAATCAGAAAAAGAAAAACAAAACAGAAGTGATTTTAACCACACAAAAAATGCGCTATCAAAAATGGATGTCCCTCCATACAATTGTCAGTCATCTGTAATGTTTCCAATGCTTCAACGTTTATTTAACTTTGCAACGGATCGCATTGAAATTCAGAATTTTACAATGTTTGATAAAAACGGAAATCCTTACAAACCTTAATTAATACTGTATACTTGTAATAAGTCTCGCGAGACTTATTAAGGATTTTTTATCCCTTGCGATCTAACCCCACCGTTCAGTATGGTGCGGATACATAGCTCATACCAACTATGACTCACCAACCGCCCCTGGATCAGCGGATTGTGGATGAGTATTTCCGCCTTGCATCAAGCAGAAAAACTAAAGACATTGCCTGGCTTTATGCTATGGTTGCTACTTACGGTCTAAAACCAGAAGAGCTGTCTGATTTTACTTGGGGTCCAGAAATGTCTATTTCTGTATCCAATAAAAAACGGCTTGTACGGCCCTTTCATCCACAATGGGCTTATTTGTTTGATTTAAAAGAAAAACAGCCCCGCAATTTGCAGAGCTGCTCGTCGTCCCTTTTCTCATCCCTTTATGAAGCAATGACTTTTCAGAATGTTGAACTCAACATTACTGACTTAGTCCTTGCTCATAAAATCCGCAAAAATCACTATAGGCAATCTAAGCAGCTGAAGCCAGCATACCCTGCTTTTGCAGGTGTGACCTGACTGCCTTTACATTCCAGCGATAGCTGTCCCTGGAGCGGGTTTCAGCAAACGCTGCAAAGTGCGGCCCAAGCTTCAGGGTGCCGTCATCGCGGTACTTGAAGAGGGTCTTTTTGTCAATGCCCAGGAGTTCTTCTACTTGCTGAGCTGAGACCCAACCGGGGTGTTTAGCCATTGGGGAGGCAGTGGTTACTCATATACATTACCTTGAGTCAAGAGGGTGTGGGCGGACTTAAGTAAAATTTTATCTTTGTGTTTATGCAGAGAAAGTGTGTGGGGAAATTAAAATAAATTAACGGCAATTAAATACATGTTTTGCAACGAGCACGAGCCCCTCGCCCTGCTGGTTGAATTAACACCAAAACTTGCCAAGAAGAGATTCAGAGAAAGTATATATCAAGCATGGGATTATAAGTGTGGATATTGCGGTGAATCGGCTACAAGTCTTGATCATATTATCCCAAGATTTAAATCAGGATCTTCTAATCGTCACAATTTAATTCCTTGTTGCCGTCGTTGCAATGCACATAAAGGTTCTGAAGATATGCGAACCTGGTTCAAAAAACAAAACTTCTTTTCTATCGAAACTCTTGATAGGATTGAAGACTGGATTAAACAGGAATCTGTTTTTATTTTTAAGGAGTGTTAATAAATGGCCACATGGAGTCCTACCTCTGGTTGGAAAGTATATCGTTTTGATCGCGAACCATATGCAACTTCAACAAGCTTTGAAAAAACTTTTCCTTTCCGAACAGAAAAAGATTATATAGATACGTATCCAGATAAAACTGAAAATGACTTTTTAAGCCAATATCCAGATCCGGCCCCTGACTATAAATCTTATGTATTAAATAATTCCGACTTAGAAGACTATTGGCAAAAAACAATTAAACCTCAAGGTGTTAGTCGTGTGCAGTGGGGTGAATGGCATTGGGCTGTGTACGGAAAAAACGAAAATAGAAACTTGCCATTACAAGGTGATTTATCGACAGTTCAACAACAAAGAAGACAGGCGGCAGCTGATTACAATAATCAACAAGCTGCGCGACGTGCTCAAACTGCAACAGCATACAATACTGAACAAGAAAAATATAGACAAACAAATGCAGATAATGTGAATAAAGAAATTGAAAAACGCAACAGATTATCTGAGGGACTTGAACGCTGGAGCCAACAGTTTGTTGCATATTCACAAAATGCTCAAGGAGGAACGTATTTAAGAAGTAGAGATGCTATCCCAATGGCAGAGATACAAAATCTTATTGGACAAGGTCTTTTACCTGGTGGGTATGATCAGACTTTATTGAACCAGGCAAGGGATACTTTTAAAAGTTTTTATGGAAGCACAAAAGTACAAGCATGGGATCCAAGCTTAGGTGCAAAAGATCCTGCCGGAAAGTTTGATTTAAATGCATACATTAAATACAATCCTGCAGAAGTACAAAGAGCAATTAACGAATACAATACTGCGGTTGCCAATGATGACATTGATATTACAATGCGCTACAACCAAGATACATATCTTCACCAGGACTACACCACCAGAGGTAGGTTTTTAAAACTCAGAGCTAGTGATCCGATTTCAGAATCGGAGATGGCAGCAACTAAATACAGAGAAACATTAACTGACTTTGAAAAACAAAAGTATCGTGATGAAGTTTTAGGTATTACAACAGATACCTCTGGAAAACAAAAGATTGTATTAGCCGCGCCTCAATACGATGAGAAAGGAAATCTAATTAACCAAGAGGAAATTAATACAATTTTAGAAAAAACACTAGCAGAAAACATTGGTACAACTGATATACAAAAAGAAAAACAATTAGGTGCTTTAACGCAAGATTTATTAAAAACAAGCATAGATGAATTAAAAAAAGTTAAACAGAAAGAAGCTAATCTTACGTTAATGTCTGGTTTGCCAGGCTATAGCGAACTTATGGAAATAAATTCAAACCTGGCCAATTCCATTATCGGTGATACGGGGATCGGCGGCATGTTAAGCCTGGCAGGAAAAGGAAAAGAATATCAACAAGGAATTGAAAAAGAACTAGAAAAAATTACAGGAATGAGTTCAAATACAACTGTTTATAATTGGCAAAAATGGTTTGATGAAACATTGATGAAGCGGTATGAAAACTATGAACTAGAAACGCGCACGTATGGTGAAGATGAATTAAAACGTTTACAGGCATCAGCAAAAGAAGAAATAGAGGCATATACAAAAGATCCATCAATTGGTAAACCTGTTTATTTGGAAGTAGCTGAAAAATACAAAGAAAATGGACGCGTTTTAGACGTAAATAATATTGATGACTTTAGAAAAATTATGTTCAATATGGATAGAGACTCTAAGAAAGAGTTTGTTAACAGTTTTATTAAAGATTTTATTAAGCCTCGTTTTGATCAGTCTAAGTCTATGGATGAATTCATTAGTTATTTGGATGTAAAAGAAGAAGAACAAAACGTATTTCAATCACAAACAACTATTAATAAACTTAAGCAAATTGCTGACTTACGCACAAAAACTTTCTTGGATTTAGTCCAGGCTTCTGAAAAGGTGACAAAGAATTTTGATGCGCAATTTTACATGGATCCAATAACAAACAAAACAAAAGAAGTAGGAGCAAAACAGCTAGAAAATTATCAACTACAAAAAAATATTTTTGCTCAAGACTTCCAATTAGCTAAAACAGATCAAGTAGGTAGTGATGGAATTAATTGGGCAAATGAAGCTTATCGTTATGGTTTTGAAAAAACATACAAAACAGATCCAGTAGTTTTTGCCAAGCTTCATTACCAGGTAAAAGGAAGCACGGGCATGGTAAAAGACAGTACAGGAAAGTCAGTACTTCTGGATCCGGCCGAAGATATTTTGCCTTACGCAGAACTGGAGCAAAAGATTAAAAACTTTGGCGCTGATCTTGCTGCAAGAAAGCAATTTTATGGCGGCGCCGGTTTTATGCAGTTTGTGACACCAGAAGAGTTTGCTGATGCAGTTTTAGGTTCTGTTGACCCAGAAAAAAATAAAGCTGAATGGGAGCAGGTATTAAAATCAATTGGTTTAGAAGGAAGCGATGCAACGGTCGAACAAGTTAAAGGGTATTTAGTTGATCAATTAAGAACAGAAGAAGCAAAGCAAATTAGAGAAAGCATCAAATATCTAAATGAAAAAGACGAAGAACTGAATCAAAAAACACTTGGCGCTAGTTATATTGAAAGACCTACTGATGTAAAAGAAGAACAAGGAGAAACAACTGTCTTATACAATGTATTTAAAAATGCTGGATACAACGGCACAGAAGACGAATTTTATTCAGACTTTTTACCAGATGTAGATAGAACTGAGCAAGAATTAGTCAGCAAGGCTAGCTCAACTAAAGGCTTGGAATTTGCATTTGGTGATATGGAAAACCCATTTCAAGCATTTACAAGTGTTAGTAGTTTGTTTGGAGAAGATGAGACATTAGGCTCTGCAGGATCCGCAGACGAAGAAGAAGAAGAAACAGTACAAAGATCTTCTTACTTTAAAATATTTGGAGATGAAGAAGAAGAAGAGGACGTGCCACAAAAAAGCGAGGCTGCTACTTCTTTCCTGAAAGATTTTACTTCTATGTTTAAAGGATTTAGTTGATGTCTGATCAAAGAAAAAAAGCGGCCTCTGCTGCTAATCGTTACAAAAAAGAGAATATGAAATGCAATAAACCTCAACGTGCTCCAAAAGGAGACAAACACAAGTACGTTGTAAAAGCGTGCCAAGGAGGCCAAGAAAAAATTGTCCGTTTTGGAGCCAGGGGTTACGAAGATTATCTACAACACAAAGACGAGGGAAGACGTGCTAACTTTAAAGCACGCCACAACTGCTCCGAGAAGAAGGACAAACTGACTCCCGGCTGGTGGGCGTGTAACTACAACTGGTAACCATGGCAAAACCTAAATCCAGCGCATCCATCAAAATTGAGTCCAAGCCTAAGATGACAAGACAAGGCGATGGAAAACACTCCAAAGCAAATCACGGACGTAAATTGTCTCGTGGTCAAGGCAAATAATTTATGTATGATTGGAGATATTGTTAAATATCTCCATGAATGATCATCGTCTTGCAATCGAGCTTATTTGTAAGTACGAAGGCTTTAATGAAAAGGCGTACCCCGATCCTTTGACCGGAGGTGCGCCTTTTACTTTTGGTTTTGGAAGTCAGTATTATCCAGATGGCAGCCCTGTTTTAAAAGGACATTGCTGCACAGAACACAAGGCTCTAGATTATTTGATCCATGAATTGGAAATCATTGATGGTCTCCTGGAAAAAGAAAACATAAAACTTGACTACTATATGAATCAAGCACTTTTATCTTTTATTCATTCAATTGGATGGGAGCCTTTTCGTTACAGCGAAATTTTAGATGACATTGAAAATGAAGAGTGGTCAGAAGTTGTTAATTGCATGCTGCAATGGATCTTTGATCATGATGGCAAAGCAACAGGGAGCCTTTTGAACCGGCGCAAAGAAGAAATTAATCTTTTTCTTTTTGACATCAATCCAATTCAAGAGTGTTCTCCTAACATCCTGTTAAGAGCATTTAGAAATTACACTGGATCTCAGCAAGAAATTGATGCCATTAAAGAACTGGAAACGCTGATCAATCCTTATGTTCTTACAGCTTTTGCGAATTCTTTTAACCAAAAGCGTTCCGGCTGGATTGATGACCTCCTGGAGCAGGACGGATTGATTAATGCTTGGTCGTAGAATAAACTAATAAAAATCGTGAGTGCCATGGAAAAATCAGTGGAATCGCGGCAGTTTGAGCTTCCTCTTGAGCTTCAGTTCTCCATGCGGAGGGCTGAGCTGGAAGCTCAGGAGATGACTTGGGATCAGTTGTACGCCGCACTTCTTAACCTTTACCACCAGCGATTGATGGAATGGTTTGCAATCAAGGACATTTTGGCGGATGAGAATATTTCAATTGATTTTGATATTCCAACCGACCTCGAATTAGTAGAACTCGCCGCCGCATTTGCATACGACGACGAGGATGACGATGATGACGAGCTTCAGCCGTTTTGAGCTTCGTCAAGTTGAATGAGGCGATCTAAGTACCACTGTGCTTTTTTCAATGATTCGGTTCCGCCTTTATGCTTCTCACGCCAAATATATTTAGTAATGTTGCCTTTCAGGTAACCACGATATTCTTCGTTGGTTAAAGCTGCCTCAATGGCTTCAATGCACTCAATTCCACCACCGTCAGTGTAATGAGGTGGATGGTTAACGGCATCTGGAACAACGACAGGAGTTTCTTCTTTGACTGCCCAAGGCACAGGGCACACACCATCCTTGCATTCCATTAACGCATCAAGCCCCGGCGCTTGGCTGACAGAATCTTCTCCTCCTCTTCCGGTTCCTCCAGTTCCAGGACTAGGGTCCGGGGTCTTGGTGATGCCCCCATTGCCAAGCCTTCCTCCATCGATGGGATCAAACCAGTCGTTCCAGGACGTTGCCCCTCGAGATTCAATGGATTCCGCTCCAGCCCTTGCTCGCATAAAGTCAACCCTCGGTTGTACATATCATATAAGGGTACATCATTTTCTTCATTATCGAGAGGCGCGCCAAAGCTTTCTTCCGTTAAACAACGGCATTTCAATTCGTCTTGTACAAAGCTATCTAAGAAACCGGCTGCGGTATGCATTGATATAGACATAAGGTTATCTCATTTACAATATTATCATGGCAAGTATATACAGTCCTTTATACGAAACAGGACAAAGGTCCGGTGGTACCTCTGGTGCTGAGGTATCGGATTTACGTCCAGAACAGGCGTACGACACAGACTTGCGTCGTCTAGATCCAGAAGAAAGAGAAGTTGCTTCTTCCTTAAATAATCAACAAGAACGTGTTGCTCGTTTTACGAAAGCAGCAAAAAGTGCTGCAGCATATAAACAACGTTCTGATATTGCAGACCCACAAATCAAAGGAAAAACGCCACGTAGTTCTCTTGATATGGGAGGTACTGTTATCCCCAACCTAGGCGAGCGCTTTGGTCGGGGAGGCGGAACTAATTACGCCAATAAACCACAAGGTCAATTTGGCAAGCCGTTTGGTTAAGCACGGGAAAAAACAACTTCTCTTTTTTGGTTTTGATACTTGCCCTTGCGGTCTTGGTACGTCACTTCGCAGGGGTTGCCACGATAGAACAGCAGCTGGGTAATGCCTTCATTGGCGTAGATGCGATTAAAAAGCCCGGTGCAGTTACTGATCTCAAGCGTCAGGTAACCTTCCCAGCCACTTTCGGCTGGCGTGATATTGACCAGGATTCCTGAACGTGCATACGTTGATTTGCCAACAGCAACGACAGTTACATCACCAGGGAGTTTAAGACGTTCTTGTGCAACGCCCAGGCAGTATCCATAAGGAGGTAGCAAGAAGTATTGTCCTCGTTCGTCTTCCAGGAGATCTGCAGGTTTTAAAATGTCAGGATCAAAGTTTTTTGGATCGCAATCCCCCGCTTGGACTTTGCCAAAAATCAGACATTGCTCTGGAGAAAGCCTGATGTCGTAGCCGTATGAGCTGAGACCATAGCTGAGAAGTTTCCGACCGTTTTCTTTGCTGATCAAATGATCCACAAAGGGTTCAATCATCCCTTCTTTTTCGGCCAGTTCTCGGATTTCCCAGTCAGCTAATACGCTCATAACATGACTCAATCGATATCACTATACAGAATTCAGGTGAGAATGCGACCCTTTTCCGAGTAGATGTCGATGAACCGTTCTGTGGCAGAGGCGACACGATCCTGGGGCTGCAGATAAACTAAAAATGATGTACAAGTTTTATGACTTGACACCCCATTGCTAGTGTTTTTCTTTAAAGTAGGTGCCGTTTTTAGGATACAGATCGGGAAATCAAAGATCCGCTGGTCGTAGCGGAACATGTCCGGGCAATTTGAAAAGTACAAACCCTGCTCAATTTCTCCAGCGAGCCAGGATTTGTAAAGTTTTTCAAACCAAACAGCGTGAGATGAACGCAAGGTCTTAGATGTTGCCCTGGTCATCTTCCACCGCTGGTTCTTTGCCTCCCAAAAGTAAGCCCCACTGGGAGGAAACAGATAGACACGACCAAACCACTGTTGAGAATTTAGCCCATCTTGAAGCGGAGTATAAAAATGTTCTGCTTCTACAAATGAATTTGCCGTAATCGAACTTGCAACATCAAGTTGGATGCCATCAAGAAGAGCATGTGCTGCAGATACCAGATCGTAATTAGTAATTAATTCAAGATCTTCTTTTTTGTACCCAGGGGCTGTGATACTCATTTTTGTTCTGTTGTCTTGTTGTAATCAATTTCTAAATAACGGATTCCATTCTGGTCATTAATGACGTATCCAGCTTTTTCTGTAGGATCAATTTTCTGTGCTGCCTCCAAAATGCGTCTGAAAGTTTCCGCTAAATCTCCACTATTTTGCTCTTCACATTTTTCTTGTGCTGAGTGAATCTCTTCCAAAGTCCAGAAGAACATTGAACGCTCTTTATCTTCTGGTTGAAACACCATGACACCAGGACCTTCTGCTTCCCACATCTTGCAGTAGTGCTGGCCCATATCACCAAGAATGAGTTTGAGCGTGGCTGAGAGCATCCTGGCACTTGTCTTGTCCATTTCTGGACCAATCACGGAAGCAATAAGTTTTTCGCGTCGATTCATTTTTCGATTAATCCTTGACGTGTTAACGATTCCAGCAGTTTAGGCAGAGGTTGGTAGATAACCACCATCTTACCAAGATTGCCGCGTTTTTTAATGAGCTTACCGCGTTCGTCTTTAAGCTTGTCGAATTCTCCAGAGCGAATTAAGTATTCTGCAACGCAACGCAAACGTCTTTTGAGGGGCAGTTCTGCTAAAGGGAATTTCCCACAAATTGTATCAGGACTTAGGTCTTTAAACGCTAAACGTAATCGATTGGCTAATGTCATACTGGAATTTTCGTCCTCTTCTTCATAGTTTTTTATGTTTTCTAAATAACGAACCAGACATCCGCTATCAAACGAACCAACGGGCGGCAAGAAATCTTTTACCTGTTCAGACAGTGAAAGAGGCAAAAGCTCTGAGTAATTTTCAAGAGTGACGGCATGGATGTCAATGCCTTTAAAGCGGTGTCCCATTATTGATTATTCCCGTTTGCACTTTTGTACATTGGACCTTTGTAAAAATCAGAAATTTCCGGCTTTTTATTTTTTGCAAATGACTGGATCAAATGATTCCACGGGATGCGAATGACTCCTTTCTTCCCTGGATCAGGATTGATGTTGACATAATGAATGCCTTCAACCCATCCTTTTTGAGCATTATGCCTACCAAGGCTGATCCAGTTGCGCAAGGTTTGATCAGACACCCCAAGACGCCTGGCACACTCTTCTGTTGAGATATACTCATCTGCAAATGCTTCCGGATTTAACAAATCCGTTTCATCATTTTGGTAACGGCTATGCCACATAGAAGCAAGGATATTGCGGATACCTTTTAGTTCATGCGCAACATCTTCTAGTCCTTTTCTAATTCCAAACGTTGCCATTGATGCGTTTCTTTTTCAGAAATGCTAATGTATAAACAAAGTTTTTGCTAGACAATGGAAAACGAAGTGCCCATGAGCCAGCCGCCCATTCCTCAGCTAGAGCAGGAGACGCCAAATGCCGTGTCGCCTGCTTATCCAGACGTGGAAGCAATGAAGGCCAAGGCTCGTGAACTTGCAATCCAACAGTTCCTGGCAAGCAAGGCAGCGCCAACAGGATTCACCCAACCATCGCCTCCTGTGGAGCAGCCACGTGTTATTTATTTGCGCCGGAATTTAACGGTCGCAGAGCTTATTGTTGTATTTGCTATTTCTTGTGGAATTGTTTATGGCATTCCCAACGCTATTAAATTTGTGGCAGATAAGCTACCACAAATTGAAGTCAAAGTAAAGTAATAAACACAGATCTCCTATAATTTAAGTTATAGGAATTGTGTTTTAATAGGTGGCTAACAGGAGAATATCTGAACTACCCGCAATTTCTTCGTCGCAAATTAACGACGAAGATCTTTTGATGGTTGTTGATGTTGGAGAAGTTGACCCCGGATTAAAGAATAAAAAATTTACATTTTCTGGAACTAAACAATATTTAAATAATTACTATTTACAGGTCACAGGCGGCTCTTTGTCTGGTGATCTTACTGTTGAAGGTAACTTTACTGTAAACAGCGGCTTTACTGCAAACACAATTACAATCCCTGGAACAGGAACATTTGCATATTTAACAGTCAACAGTGGATCTGTACTCAATGGAACCACAAGTGGCGTTACTTTTACAGGGTCTACTTTTCAAGGCACTAATATCAATGCTGTTACTGGTAACGTAACCAATTTAATCACAAGCACAGCAACTGTCACCACAGGTAATTTTACTCGTGTTAGCGGGTCAACAATTACCGGAGCAACGGGACAGTTTGGAACACTGACCGGACAAACAGTCAATAGTGCGACTGGTATTTTTCCCAGCTTAAGCGGTGCCAATATTACTGGCGTCAGCGGTGTCTTCACTACACAGCTTTCAGGAGTTGTTATTACGGGAGATACTGGAAGATTTAGTAATATTACTGGCGTTAGCGGCGTATTTACAACTCGTTTATCAGGCGCGACTATTACAGGCAGTACCGTTCTTGGCGCCAATATTACTGGAGTTAGCGGGACTTTTACTACGAGGCTATCTGGTTTAACAATTACTGGTTCTACTGGTTTATTTGCAACACTAACCGGAGCCTCAGGAGTTTTTACAACACAAGTATCAGGTACTACAATTACTGGCGCGACCGGTTCTTTTACAAACATTACAGGTTCTGTTGGTACTTTTACCACACAATTATCAGGCACTGCAATTACAGGTACAGCTGTTAACGCCACAGTAATTACGGGTGTATCAGGTGTATTTACAAATGCAATATCGGGTGCAATTGTTAGCGGAGATGCTGGAAGATTTACGTCAATCACTGGTGTAACAGGCGTTTTTACTTCTGCGTTATCTGGTTTAACTATTACAGGTGTAACTGGTTTATTCCAACGGATTGAAGCACTGACGGGTGTTTTTACTGACACCCTTGCAATTCCAACAATCAGTACGACTGGCAATATTATTGCTTCTGGAAACCTTGTTATTAGCGGAAGCGGAATAATTTCGTCTGGCTTGACAGTTAGCGGTACGCTTTCAGGCAATACAATTACCGGTGCAACGGGTAGTTTTACGACCTTTAGCGGGAACGATATTTATGGTTTAACCAGTATTTCTGGTGCGGTTATTACAGGAAATACCGGTAGTTTTACTAACATTACCGGTGTCAACGGTGTTTTTACTACCAGTTTAAGTGGCGCAGTAATTACGGGCACTACTGTTAATGCAACGACTGGTAATTTTGTTACAGGTATTTTTAACTTAGTCTCTGGCGCTACTATTACGGGAGATACCAGTCGTTTTACTGATATCACTGGCGTTTCCGGTGTTTTTACTTCTCGCGTTTCGGGTGCTCTTGTTACTGGTGATACTGGTTCTTTTGCCAACATTAATGCAATAAGCGGAAGATTCACAGATCGAATCTCCGGAGTATTTATTACAGGAAATACAGGTAGTTTTACCAGTATTACAGGCGTTTCCGGTGTTTTTACCACGCAGCTTTCAGGTACAACTATCACCGGTGCAACAGGTTCTTTCACTCAAATTACAAGTGTCAGTGGTGTTTTTACTACACAACTTTCGGGCACGACTATTACTGGTGCAACAGGCGTTTTTAGTCGCATTACTGGCGTTAGTGGTTTATTTACTACGTCTCTTTCTGGCCAAAACGTCTTTGGTGAAAATGGAACCTTTAATTACATCACAGGTAATACCAGGATTGAAGGCGCTACTCTTTCTGGAAGTACTGTTACAGGTACCAGTGGTCTTTTCAGTAGCGGTGTTTTTACAACAGGTGTTATTGGAGTTGGTGTATTAACACCAGCAACAGGAACACGTCTAGACGTTAGTGGTACTTATGTTAATAATGTAAATGCTGTTTCCGCTTTAAATATTAACTGCAGTAGTGGTAATTATTTTACAAAAACAATATCAACTTCAAGTACATTCACTGTTAGCGGCGTTCCAGCAAGTGGTAGAAGCTATGGAATGGTTCTTGAATTGACCCATACATCAGGTGCAGTTACTTGGTTTAGTGGGGTAGAGTGGCCAAACAGTACTGCACCAACTTTAACTACTAACAAAACTCATTTATTTATGTTTGTTACTGACGATGGAGGTGCTCGCTGGCGTGGATCAAGTTTAATTAACTACACTAACTAAGTAGAGATGGATCATAATACAAGAATATTGTTAATGAGCGCTGCTGGCGGTGCGGAGAAGGTTTACGTTGAGGATGTCTTCAGCACTTGGCTCTACACCGGCACCGGCAGCACGCAGGCAATCACGAATGGGATTGATCTAGCGGGTAAAGGTGGGTTAGTTTGGAGAAAAAACAGGAATCTCACTACTGGGGCAATTTCTCATTACCTGCACGATACCGTCAGGTCTCCCCAAAGCGGGATGCCAACAAGCCACAGACTATCTACCGACCTTTTAAATGGTGAGTTTAGTGATAATGATTACATTACTTCTTGGAACTCTGACGGTTTTTCGTTTGGTACTGGAAACCCTTCCCTGAGCGGTTCAGGTAACACAGTCGCCTCCTGGACCTTCCGCAAAGAGCCGAAGTTCTTTGATGTGGTGACTTATACAGGGGATGGAAATAACCGTACTATTGCTCATAATCTTGAAAGTGTACCAGGTTGCATCATTGTTAAGAGAACAGATGCGGCATCAAATGTTGGGTGGGCTGTTTACCATAGATCTTTAAGCAATACGGAAGTTATTTACCTAAATAGCACCGGACAAGTTCAACAATTTATGACAGCAACATGGAACTCAACTACACCAACAAGTTCTGTTTTTTCATTGGGAAGTGATGCTGATGTTAACGCCAATGGAGGCACTTACGTTGCCTACCTCTTTGCGCACGACGCTGGCGGGTTTGGCGATAGCGGGAATGACAATGTGGTGAGCTGTGGCTCGTTTACAACGGACGGCAGCGGTAATGCAACTATTACGTTAGGCTGGGAACCTCAGTGGCTGCTGATTAAAAGAACAGACGGAATAAATAGTTGGTGGCTTTGCGATTCAATGCGTGGACTTTCTCAGACTAGTTTTGCTTATTTAAGCGCAGAATCTAATAATCAGGAGTTCACTTATTCAGCGGGGGCAATTAAATTAAATCCAACTGGCTGTAGTTTCTCAGGGTTTTGGCCTGCTAGCGCTAAGCACATTTATATTGCTATTCGCCGTGGCCCAATGAAAAAACCCCTGGACGCAACAAGAGTTTTTACCCCTGTTGCTTATACAGGAAATAGCACAAGTAACAGCACAGTACAGAATTTAACAACTAATATTGCAGCTGATATGGCTTGGATTACAGATAGAAATTATGGTGCACAAAATAAACAATCATTTGATAAGCTTCGCGGAAAAGACGTAGTTTTATATCAAAGCTCGACATCAGAAGAAAGTAATTTTAATACGCTTTATTCACCTGCTTCTGTCTCATTTAACAATACACAAACTGTTTTAACAGGACAGTTTACGGCAAATGGTGTATACAACTCTTCAGGATTTACTTTTATTGCTTGGAATTTTTGCCGTGCCCCTGGTTTTTTTGATATTGTTTGTTATACCGGAACAGGTGTTAACCGCACAGTAGATCATGGACTTGGCGTAACTCCAGAATTAATGCTTATTAAAAAACGTAACGTAGTAGATCGTTGGGTTGTTTACGCTAATAATGACAATACTGATTACTTAGTATTAAATACAACAGCAGGCAGTGTTGATGACAATACCATGTGGAACGATACATCGCCAACAGAATTAGTGTTTACTTTGGGGACAAACAATGACGTTAATGGTAGCACAGACACTTTTGTTGCTTACTTATTTGCCTCTTGCCCCGGAGTTTCTAAAGTAGGCTCTTACACAGGAACCGGTGCTACTTTAGATATTGATTGCGGCTTTAGTAATGGCGCTCGTTTTGTCATGATTAAACGTACAGAACCTGCTTCAACAGGTGATTGGTATATCTGGGACACAGCACGTGGAATCATCAGTGGAAATGACCCCTATTTACTTCTTAATTCCACAGCAACAGAAGTTACCAGCACTGATTATATAGATCCGTTGAGCTCTGGTTTCCAGATTAGCTCCACTGCTCCTGCCGCCATTAACGCACTTGGTGGCAACTTTATTTATCTTGCAATTGCCTGATTATGGAACTTCGAAATCGCAGTACTGGTGCAGTAATTACTGATCAACAATTCCGATTAAATAACCCTAATACTTCGTTTCCAGAAGTATTGACGTCTAGTATTATCAACAGTTTTGGTTACGATCCTGTTTTAGAAGGTCCACAAGCTACCGTGATCCCGCCGTATCAATACAGCCAAAGAGACGGTGTTATTAACATTGATGGAAAATGGTTTACCCGTTACATTGCTGGTCCTGTTTTTAAGGATTATGTCGATGCAAAAGGGATTACCCATACAGCAGCTGAACAATATGAAGCTTATTGTTTTGCTAAAGACAACGAACAAGCTAGAAATATACGTATAGAACGTAATCAATGCCTTGCTTCTTGTGACTGGACTCAATTACCAGATAGCCCACTCAGTACAGAATCTAAAACAGCCTGGGCCGTCTATCGAGAAGATCTACGTAACATTACAAGCCAAGCAGGTTTTCCTTGGAATATCCAATGGCCAACTAAACCGGATATAAATTAAAGCGCATAAAACACAAGTCATTTTAAAGTTAAAATAATAGGTTTTAAAAAAATGACAATAGAACTTGTTGATGCGGCTAAATTTTACAAAGAATTTGCACATCAAAAAAAAGCATGGGAGTGGCTGCAAAAACAGTTGACCGCATCTCAACTAGATGAGTTTGCTGTTCTTTATCGTAACAGTGAAGAAAAACACGAACCTGCGCAAGAATCTTTTTCTAATACATGGGAAGGTATTTTTGCTGCAAGTAAAAAAGCAGGTGCAAAATTTCCTGAATGTGTTGCTGCACAGTGGGCGCTTGAATCAGGCTGGGGAAAACACACATCAGGTAAAAATAATTTTTTTGGGCTTAAAGGATCTGGCTCTAACATTAATACCCAAGAGTTTATTAATGGTAAATGGGTCACAATTAAGGCTGGTTTTATTGATTTTCCTGACCTTTACACTTGCGTTACTTATTTAGTTGAGCGTTGGTATAAAGACTTTGGAAAATTTAAAGGCGTTAATCGTGCTGCCAGCAGAAATGAATGTGCACGATTGTTGATTGCTGAAGGATACGCCACAGACCCAGATTACAGCTCTAAATTAATTCAAATCATGGATCGACAGTTCCAAAATATTGGAGAAAAAGAAGATCCAAAAGATCCACATGTTAATAATTTTGTGCCATGGAGTCCGTTTACTTATCGGGTAACACCTAACATCACCTATGGAGAACTAACACTTAATAAAGAAGCACGGCGTTTTACCAAACAATATCAGTGTGATACAGCAAAAGAAATTTGTTTATTTTTAGAACGTGTTAGAAAGCAGTTTGGGAATAAACCAATCATTATTACTAGTGCTTCTCGTCCAGAGCCTATTAATACTCAAGTAGGTGGCGCAAAAAATAGCGAGCACACATACAGTGCACCATCCAAAGGGGCAATTGATTTTTATATTGAAGGCGTCAGCATTTATACGGTGCAAGAATGGTGTGACAAAAACTGGCCGTACAGCCTAGGATACGGTGCGCCCAAAGGTTTTGTTCATGTCGGCATCAGGGAAGGCAAACCAAAAGTACGCTGGGACTACTAAGGTGAAGAAATACAAAGAACCGCAGATACGCGTGAATATCTGCTGGGAAGTTCACAATGAAAAAAAATGCGTAACACTTCCAAAAGCGGAAGCGTACGCAACAAGAGATTGGGTTGAAAAAGAAGGTGGTGTCTGTTTTTGGTTTCAAGCACTGCCTGATTAATCAGCGCTGTTTTGCGCGACCAACAACCAATGCGCAAATTTCAATCAGACGATAAAGCTTGCGCACAGCAGCATCATCTTTTGGAGTAGGAGTTAAAGCACAAATAGCAGAAGCTGCAGCGTGAATAGCAAGAGCAACTTCAAGATACTGGTTAAGATGAGACATAATGCTCCATGTATTTTTTGTATTCTACCGCTGGATCTTTAAAGTAATAAAAAGAGTCAGCTGATTCTATGTATTGCCAGTTTTCAGCTCCTTTACGTTTAAACCATTTCATATAAACCCGACGTTGTTTATCTTTTTTTACAGCATCAAACCAAAACCAAAGCCCGTCATACCAAAAAATATGGTCTTGAAGTTCCTTTAATTTAGAAAAACCCCAAGTCAATGGCTTAGTACCTGAATGCCCAGACATTGAGTGTTTTAATTTTCGAGCACGTTTTGTTTTGCGATTGTGAAACCAATCACTGAGCTGACGTCTTGATTTACTAACGCCCAATACCACAAGCCAAACACAAGTTTTATTAACATAAACCCAAGGTTTTGCTGTAATGGCTACCCATTGGTCTTGATCAGTTTTTAAAATAAAGCGTTTGATTTTGCGTTTGGATCTATAGGTCATAAATTTTACAAGCAGCTGCACTTGGATTGTTTTTGCAATATAGCGCAAAAGCAGAAGCAGGGCTTTGTTGTTTTGTTTTTGTAGCAACAAACACTTTAAAAAAGTTTAAAAATTTCATGAGCATTTAAGCAAAAATGTTAAACAGTAAAGCTTGTCTTTAGTATTTACTCTTCATTTAAATCCGCAATTACATGGCTTTCTATCAGATCTTCATATAATATGAGTGAATAATCTTCGAATAAAATATCAGAGATTTGTGTTGGGAATTCAATTGTGACAGCTACTTCATAGTCTAATAACTCATTTCGTGTTGTTGATATACATAAAAGATAAGATCCGGTCTCCAAAGGAAAATAAGCATTATTACCTTTGTCAAAACGATTTGGTTCAAAATTATTATAAAGATCCGAACTTGCACCCATAACAGTGCCTGTATAGGGATAAGTCTTTACGCCATTAAGATCAGTAACAACATTATCCTCATCAAAAATAGCTCTTTCTTGAATTGGTATTAGGTTTAGATCATAAGCAGAGACTTGAATGTATTGTGGCCTTGGACCACCTTTGGTAATAATAATCCAACCGGGAGAAAGGATATTAAATTGAAACCAGTGATTATAAGTTCCGCCACCAAAACCGCCATTGGATGTATAGCGAGTATCAGCGCTACCAATGACTTGGTTTTTGGGGCCTAACGTACCTTTTAAAGTTCGAAACGAAAGCTCAGAGAATGTACCAACTACAAGTGGATCTTTATGCGTTCTTTGTCTTTGAGATTGAGATACGCGCATTTTGATTTTTATTTAATATTTTACTCCGTCGTTTCTTTATGCTCTAAAGGGTGATTAATAGTCTGTTTGAAATTACGTTCAGTAATGATTGTGTTGTCTTTATTCGATCCATACACCATTAATTTTTCTGCTACAAACCGTGTTTCAAAAGGAGAAATAGTATTGGGTGGAAAGAGACGATTCCAGCTTGAGATTAGATGTAATGGATTGCAACACAAGGGGTTGCCGCAAAGTCTGGTGACAACCATGGAACCGATGTCCCCCCAAGCGCATTGGTAGATCGCCTTATGAGGAGTCACATTTTCAGCTTTTTGATGGCTATAAGACGAGCGGTAAGAAGGAAAGCAAACCCGCTTGGGACTGTATCGAGTCCCATTCCTCAAGGGCCAACAATCATCCGTATCTTTAATCTCAACTTTGGACCAAAGCTTTTCATATTTAATTTTGTATTCCAAATTCAGATAGTTGACATCGAATCCACAGACGTTAGAAAGGATTTTTTTGACGCAAAAGTAACACCAGTGCGTCTTTGAGTCACGGATGTAATGGTTGTGTGGACAAACAAAACCTTTGTAATAGCCATGCGTTTTAAGAACTGCGTCACTAAGCGTCTCGATATTGGGAACGTACCGGAAACCAGTGTCCTCTAAGGATTGTTTGATGTTGCGGTAGAAATTTGCCATCTCAGGAAAAACGGTTGCTAACGGGGACAGCAATTAGCTCCAGGCGATTGTCTTTTGTTTTGTTGTCGTCTGCATGGACGATGTCGTACCCCTCAATTGGTTTTTTGTGTCGCATGAGATACACAATGCGATGTGCCAGGTATCGCTGGTTGTCCACGCTCACCAGATAGAAAGAGTTGCTGCGGTTTAAACGGCCCGCCTGATCCCCCTGCTTGCGCCTACCACGGTCGGTTCTGTGCGCCAGGGCGCTTGGGTACTGGTCCGATAACGCAAGTAGTTCTTCGAGCCTCCAGAGGGGAGGTAGAGGGGTGTGACGTGAGCCCATGGGGAAGTGCGAATGAAGGCCAGAGTAGCAGAGAAACAGAGAATGTGGCATAAAAACAGAGAATAGGTATGTTTTTTCTTATATCTCTAGCGGATGACGCCGTTGCCACACAGTGTACGTGTTTTATTTCTCTTTACTTTCCTTGCTCAACTTTTCAACATTACACCCTTTTCAACAATGTCATCTGCTAGCTCTAGGGTATGAACGGCACTTATTCTCTGTTTTTCTGCATCTCATTCTCACAATCTCTGCAAATACCACTGCCCCTTGGTATCACCACAAACAAAAACCCCCGCCGAAGCAGGGGTCCAATTTTTTAATTGTCTATCGATCAATCCTTTTTTTCTTTGCTTTTGCTTTAGGTTTCACGATACGCGGCACCTCTTCCTCCTCCCTGGACAGCACCTCCTGGAAAGTGTCATCAAACTGACCTGCTACTGTCTCCCAATCGAAACAGGTATCGGTTACACGGTCGTAGCAGGCCTGGGCCACCTGATCGAGCTTGTCACGGTTGTCGTAGAGGTCGCCAAGGATGGCAGCAAGGTGGTTGTCGTCAGGGCAAGGCATGATGCGACCGAAGTTGGTGTCAACATCGGCGTGGAGGGAGCGGATCAGCTCACCAGTACCTTCAAAAATTTCTTTGCAAGAGGTGTGATCGGGTACCACCTGGGCCACACGACAGGCTGCATGCTCAAAGTTGACAAGACCCCAGCCTTCTCCTTTACAAGTGTTGACGCCTACGTCAGCGACGTTGTAGATGGTGTTAAGCATCTCTACCGACACCGAGGGCGGCTGTTCATGAGGAGTGGTCATAATGATGCGATTATTTGGATCAAGACCCTGGCGCATCATTTCCCGTCCAAATAACGACATCACATCCCAGCCCTGGTCTTTCATTCCCATGTGGAGATAAAGCTTGGCATCAGGACGATCAACAGCAAATTTTGCAAACGCACTGATAGTGATATCAATTCGTTTGCGGAACTGATTGCGGTTGCCATTGAAGACAATAAAGTCATCTGGGCTTAGGCCAAGTTGTTTGCGTGCTTCGTTTTTATCAATGGGATAGAACTGATTTGGTGTCATGCCATGAGGAATGACGGTGATAGGGACCTTGGCACCCGCTTTGATTGTTTCATGTGCACCAAATTCTGTATAACAGATGGCTGCATCCCAATTGTTGAGTGTGTCAAGCAATGCTCCATACCATTCATAAGAATCCATGGGGTAATAGCCCACGAATTTGAACTTGAGTTGATCACGAAGATCAGCGATACGTCGCCACTGCTCATTGATGATCCAACTGTCATTGATTGTAAAGATCACATCGGGATGGATACGTTCAACGATTTCGCGAATGCGATCTTCTCCAAAGGGTGCCTGCTGGAATCGATTGGAGGCTGGATACATGAAGTATTCCTCCTGGAGCGGGGTGTAATCACCATGCCAATTACAACCCAGCACATGGATTTCATATTTATCTTTTAACCTGCTCAGTACATTTTCAGTTACACGAGCAAAACCAGTGGTGGCTACAATATCACCAATCCACAAAAGCTTAGGTTTGTTGTCAGTCATCTCAATTAATTGACTGACAATACTATACAGATTCTGTCGGAGTTGTTGAACGTATTAGTTCTTTTTCTTCTGCTGTTTGTGCTTTGAGTTTGTATTTTAAAAATTCCGCTGCTTTATGTGAATTAGTTGTATCACCACAGGTATAAAGATCAACTGCTGCGTAGCCAATCTCAGGCCAGGTATGGATCGAGCAGTGCGATTCTGCCAGCAATGCCAACAGTGTTACACCTTGCGGTTCAAACTTTTCACCGATGATCCGCAGGATGCGTGCATTAGACATCTGCAGTGCCACCTGCATCAGCTCTTGGAGAGCGTTGTAGTCATCTAGTAACTGCTTGTCGCAGTCGTAGAGATCAAGGATGAGGTGGCGACCGTTACTCAACTGATCAATTCAAGTTCTTCTATTCTTGCATCAGTTTTCTTAAACAATGTATCGCCATAGAACTCTTTCCATTTTTCTTTATCCATACCGACTTCAACAATCGATGGGTAATCACTGTATTTAGTTTTGTTGGAATCACGGACAGCAATATTGTTTACACGAATGCCACGCGCCTGCTTCATTTTGTAGACATTAAGTCCAAGCTGGTGTACACATACGTCCATAACCAGTGATTCAAAACGACTACGACCAAGAATATTGCTGTTACTACCGCGAGAAAACTCACAGTAGCTGGCGTATAACCATTCATCCCAATGGGAATAGATGTAGGTAGTGCCTGCACTGGTCTTTGCCAAACCAATAGCACTAGATACACCTGGATCAAAGACAACACAATGACTCATCCAATCCATAATTTGATTGGACTTAAGGATTTGCTCCTGGTGGTGACGTGCAAAGAACTCAACTTTCTTGTTGGTCTCCATCAGGTATTCACGCATCTCATCTTCCGACATATCCAGCACCCAGTTCACGAGACCTGGGAGCATGAAAGCAAATTCACCAAAGGGCTTGCCCTTGTCATCCATATCAATGAGCGTCTTTTGCTCAGCAGATGAACCAGTAAATGGGCGGTCGAAAGGAATGGTTAAGCGACGACGTGCCAAACCAGAGGTTGGATCCGTGGTTTGGATTGGTTCGTTGGCGGTGATCATGACCAGTCCATTGAACTTGAATGGCTTCTGGCTACCAGCCTGGAATTTACGTTCGTTACGAATTAGGTCACGACCGGTGATTGCTTTTAGTACCGATACGGATCCGCCATAACGTTCTACATCATTGAAGAGCAAGAGTTTCTTCTTATAAAGGTTCGCGGTTTCAAAACGATTTTTTTCTAGGTGCTCTAGCGAGGAAATCATGGCGTTGTCATCACCCACCAATGCGTGAGCCAGATTGGAGTAGGTGGACTTACCGGATTTACCTGGGCCGACAATCTCAACAAACTTCTGGATTTCCGAGTGCCCAAGGAGTACGGCACGCAACCAAGCCCGTAGTACTTGGGTTCGACCCCAGTGTTGATCTTGCGTGGACTTCAACCACTTAATGATTGGTTCACATCCTGCCGCCGGGTTGTAGTCGTACGGCAGTTGTTGCGTGATATAAAGTTCTTTCTTGAATCCAGTCAACTCCCGAGTGCTGACATGGAGTACACCATTGGTAAACAAGAGGAGGTCATTACCTTCGTACCAGTCATCAAAGATGGTGCTGATCTTGAGCTGCTCTAGCACATCATTGATCATTTTCATGCTGTAGCCATTGGGCAACAAGTTTTCTTTCACTTTTTCCAGCTTGTCTTTTAAGTCGCCTTTAATCTCGTTATCCGAAAGCTGAGACCACAGACCTTTGCTTTGGTATTCGTAGATAAAGAAGGTGTTGTGTGCCTGGCTGAAGTGCAGATTATCTTTATAAAGCTGCAGCATCACATCAGTGATTACGTCATAGGACGGATTGCCTTGCTTCTCTTGTTTCTTTTTCTTACCAAGCTGAGCTTTGATTTCGGTTGCCTGCCACTCAACCCTTTTAGGTGCCGGTGTTTCTTCAGGTTTAATTCCTAATTCACTTTCTAATTCTTCTAAGAGTTTGGACACGTGATCAAGGGTTTCGTCGGGGACATTCAGAGCTTTGTATTCTTGTTGTTCAAGAGGTGGTTTCCAGCCATGCTCTTGGGCGATATGCAGAAGGGTACCAAGACCACGACCGCCACCTTTACTGAAGGAGAGCCAACGCTTGTGGCACTCACCTTCTTTGTATTTATCCGATTGCCGGGACCATTGATCCCATTGATCGAGGAGTGAGTCATCCAGTTGGTGCAGCACCTGACCAACAGTGATCCAGGTGTCGTAATCATCGGCGGCATTGGGACCCATGCCCCACATACCATCGACTGCAAGCTTCATGTCCCGCTCAAGATCGATGACGGTATTGATGGCAAAACCTGGGCCAACACGACGGCTGACTTCCTTGGCGGGCGAACCTTGCTTGACGTTTTTATTGATGATGAGTGTGAGGAGCCAGTCCGGGAATTCCGGGATGTCAGGAATCCACTCGAATCCCATGCCTTCTGCGGTGTAGTAACCAGCGGTTTCAGGATGGAGACCCATCAACACGCCTTGGTGCTTACACCACAAGATTTCAAGTTTTTCTAGGTTGCCTTCCGCTTGCCAGACGTACTTGTTACGAACAAAATGTTTTTGTTTTTCTCGTGCAATCTTGTATAATTTGCGCTCACGCCCAGGTTTTCCGCTGCAGATCGTTAGCGTTGGAGGGAGTGCAGCATTAAATTCGGCGGTGTCAGAGAGTTCGGATACCAAGTTGTAGACGGTTGGCCCATCAATGTCAACCCAAACAAAACCGAAGGGATGATTAAAGACAGGCCCAGACAACAATCCAACAGCTTTGCATTTACCTGTGATGATTTCTTCTTCAATGTCGGTGACGGTAAAAGGTTTGTTTTGCCAGCCAGCCGTATACGGATCTTTATTGCTACCCAGTGGAGTCAGAGGCCAATCAATAGGGATGTAATCGAGTCTGATTTCGCCAGGCTTAACAATTTGCTGGTTTTTACTGGTCATAAATCCCTACCTGGTTTACAGCTACTTTAAAGTCTCGTTGGGGGAAAAGGTCCTCCTTTAAGATTAGAAAAGCGTGAAGATGCATGTTGGTGGGCAGGCAAAAACAATCCCCATCAGCCGCACTTGACATGAGGCTTTGGAGAGTCTGCATCCACTCACCCACAGAAACGTGGATGTCCATGGAGGGTGCTTTGAGTGTCTCTTCATCCTACGGTGACCAATCCAGGAGAACTCACAAGATTTTATTAAATCACTGAGACTTATTAGACTCATTTTGTTTATATTTATTTCTCTTATCTATCGAATTAAATTCATTCATAACTCTGTTATAAATTGCAACAGCATCTTCTTTTGTTACAACAGCTTGCTCACATGCGATAGTCCATGCAAGACGCTTGCGACATTCCATTGGGCTTTGGGGGTCGTAGCTCACTAGTTTACCAAAGCATCTAAATCAGATCGGGATCATAGACTCCACAGTTTTCGATTTGAGTGTAGTACTCAGCGACCAGTTGGTACCAGTCTTCCCTTAAAGAGTCAAGAAATTTTCTAGAAATTTTAAAAATTTGAGTACGCACTGGCGTAGATACCAGGATTGCCGCTTGTTGTACGGTCATGCCCAGGGTCTGCTCAATAGCAATGTCATAAGCAGCGAGTTGCTTGCACGTTTTTTTAAACTTTAGATGACCGCCAAGAAGATCTCTCCACTCCTGGGAGCCTTTTTCTAGATCTTTTGGCCATTTTCTACTGTATGGTTTGACGCTTGTTTTTAAATCTGCAAGCGTTAGTTTGTTGTTGGCAACAGCAATAATATCAGGAGCGCCAGCCCAAGCACGACCTTCGGAATCGCAACCCCAGACGCGAGCAACGTCATCAGCGCCGATAGTAAAATTAAATTTATCCAGCACAGGAGATTCGGCCCAAAGCACCTCTTGAAATTGATCCAAAATTGGTGGCATGCCCGCCCAAAAATTTGCATAATCTTCTGGTATGTCTGGATTCTTGTTACCCTTGAGGTAGCATTCCATGCCATAGTGGATGGCGGTACCTCTTTCAGCAGCAGCTTCTTTAACACCGGGGTTTGCTTTAGACCACATTTCAAGCTTCCGTTTATTTGCTTCGGAAGCTGTCTCGCTAATGATAGTAGTTACGGACGGTGCAGGCCCAGTGGGTAACGGAGTTGTATAGTGACGTTTTCCGTTAAGCGTAATTCTGGCTGCGGTCCGATTAATTGACCGCATAACTTCTGGTTGCTCATCCTTGGCCTTGATCCAAGGATCTGATGTATTCAGTTTAGCAACCATTGCAGGTTTTGTGTATTGGTGCTAGTTTACCGCATGTGTCAACAAAGTGTGATGGACGATTTTAAATACGCGATCCTTTCAATCCTTGGGGCTATGCTAGTAGTGGTTTCTTTAGACCTGTACTTATTTCTTTACGTTTCCAAGTGAATAAATTTGTACTAACGATTCAAGGGTACATTAGTTGTTTTGGTTGGGTTTTTACGGAAACCTACAAAGCAATTTTGGAACGGTGCCCTGATCTTAAGTTATGGAATACACCAACTCATCCAGATGATTTTTTGTGTTATGCGGAACGTGTTAACGGTCGCCTTGCCATGTTGGCAGTAGCCCTTTTCTTTTTTTGGTGCACAGCTCATGGGATCAAACTTAACGAGATTCTATTTTGACTTTGACGAAGATTGTCGTACTGGCTGCCTTAATTATTTAGCTTTTGAAGACATTGAAACTATTGAAGCAGATCTTTATGAAATAGAGCTACAATCCAAAGAGATTTCTTACACTCGAATCGACTTATAGCAATGACACGTACTTGGCAAGATTATTTTCAACCTATTAAAAACAAGTTAGGCGCTCGCCAACACACCTTTCAAAAAATCTTTAAGTATTTAGATGAGTGCCAAAAGCCAGTGATTATTGAGACTGGGACATATCGAGAAAGAGACAATTATACAGGTGATGGTTGTTCGACACTTTTGTTTGATAACTACATTGATATTCGTGGTGAAGGAAAACTTATTTCAATTGACATTGATCCAGGTGCCTGTGCACTAGCAAAACAAGCAACCAAGCATGCTGAAATTATCGAATCGGATTCCGTAGAAGCCCTTGACACTTTTACAGGTGCATGTGATCTTCTTTATTTAGATTCATATAACATCACGGATTGGAATAATGATTGGGCACCAGCTGCTCATCACCTCAAGGAGATATTTGCGGCACACTCTTTGCTATCTCCCGGCACTTTAATTGTGATTGATGACAATATTAAAGCCCCTGATGGCCGTCGCCACGGCAAAGGACGTTTGGTTCACGAACTTATGGAATCTATTGGTATTGAACCATGGTTTGATTCCTATCAGATTGGATGGATTTGGATCTAGATATCCGTACTTTTCAAAACCTATATAATGCATGACAATATAAATAGGTCAAAAAACCGTTATGTTTACTATAGTAAGAGGACCACGTAGTTCCGAAATGTCTCTTTCTACTCAAGTTAAAGAGTCCATTGAAAGCGCAGCTAATTGCATGCGTGATGCATTGGCATTTGCTGCACGTACAGAGCATCCAATTACGATTACTACTATCTCCGACATCTTGTGTCGCCTGGAGTCCCTGGAGCAAGTTGATGATTTAATGCAGCAATTTGCTAAGAAAGATGAAGGCAAGACGAATCCCTACCGAGGCTGAACGCCTCGAAAAATATTTAACAACACTACCAATACCTGAGCCAACTCCCAAAGAAATGGAGCAGGTATTATCGCGTCTGTGTAAGTGGGCTAAAATATTAGAAGAACGTAAGAATAATCCTGATGGCTCAGGAGGACAATAAGTACACAAAGCCAGAGTTACGCGAACGCATTAAAGATCGTGTAATGGCTGGCTCTGAAGGTGGTAAGCCTGGGCAGTGGTCTGCGCGTAAGGCTCAGATTGTGGCACGTGAGTACAAAGAAGAAGGCGGTGGTTATAAAGGGGGTAAGGGTGAGAAACAAAAGTCATTAGAGAAGTGGGGCAAAGAACGTTGGATGACAAAAGATGAGTATGAAAAGAGAAGTAAAGCAAAGTCTGCAGCCAAGAAATACAAAGAGAGTAAGTGATGGAACTTGCCGGTAAATACGCAAAAGACAATAGGCAACCATACGAACCAGACGTGTTTCCTGATCAACGCTTGATGCAAATGTATGCAAGCCAAACAACAAATCCTGTATTAAAACAGGCCGCTTTAGAATTTCAGTATCCTTTTAAAATGACTGATCTTACAAATAGTAAATATCCAGACGAAATTAAATTTACTATTATGCAAGCCACTATCGGAACACTGGGTTAATTATGGCAGACAAAGCAATTCAAAAAGGATATACCAAGCGTTACTTACCAGAGAGTGCCTGGGCCTCACTGTCTCCAGAAGAACGTGCGGAGACCGACCAAAAGAAAAGAGCTGGTAGCAGAGAAGGTAAACAATTTGTGCCTAACACTGAACGTGCAAAGAAAGCCGGACGCGCTGCACGTCGTTACAAACAGAGTAAGTAACTTTATAATCAAAAGAGTTACTTAACAATTATGGCTGACGCTAAGAAACCTGCAGGCGGCAAAGCAGTTCCTCCTAAAGGTAAAGCCGTACCTCCCAAGGGCAAAGCTGCTGGCACCGACAAGCAAGCTGCTGCACGCGACAAGTTCAAAGCAATGA